CTTTTATCTTTTTTTCTTCTCATGCTGAACTCCTTTCTTCAATTCCTATCCACTCCTTACGCTCACAAAATATCACATCGTTGTGAGGTTTTGGCGGTGTTGTGTCATGCTCCGTTACCGTTGCCGCCGGATTTTCAAAGGTCTGTCCCTCGGTAAATGGCGGCAGGGTCTTTTCTGTGTCGCTGTCTACTTCGTCCGTTTCGGGCTTGTTCTTTAAGGCTGCCCTGTATCTTCGGTCAATCTCTTTCCAACCCTCACAAAGAATGGTCTTGCCCCTTGCGGTAAAGGACTGTCCGGCACATTCAAAAACTGCTGTAACCGCTTCAAAGGTATGCGGTGCAGCGGTCGCCATGAGCAGACGCGCTCCGGCAAGGGTAAGGATATTCCTTTCGATTTCCGGCAGCGCGGAAAGGTCGGACTTTGCAAGCTCCATAGTCGGGATAATGGCATGGTGGTCTGATACCTTTTTACTGTTCAGAACCTTTCCAAGCTCCGGCGTGAAGTCTTTTCCCGCCATAAAAGAAAATTTCCCACAAAGCAGCTTGATAATGCCCGCCGCTGTGTCGCCCATGTCGTCAGTAAGATAGCTGCTGTCTGTTCTCGGATAAGTAAGAAGTCTTTTTTCATACAGGGCTTGTGCAAGGTCAAGGGTCTGCTTTGCGGTATAACCGAACAGGCGGTTTGCTTCCCTTTGTAAAGAGGTAAGGTCAAAGAGCTTCGGCGGGGCTGCGGTCTTTTTCTCTTTCACAAGGGAAGTACAGACTACTTTTGACGCTTCGCAAGTCGTTTTTAATGCGTCGGCTTCTGCCTTATCTGAAATTCTTTCACTTGCAGCTTCCGCGCCGGATAAGGTAAGGCGCACATGATAGTATTTTTCTTTCTTAAATGTGGCAATCGCTGCGTCCCGGTCAACAAGCATTTTTAAGGTCGGGGTCTGTACGCGCCCCACGTTCAAGGTATGATTGTAAAGGACAGAGAAAAGACGGGTGGCGTTGATACCGATAAGCCAGTCAGCCTTTGCCCTGCATAATGCGGAAGCAAAGAGCGCGTCGTATTCCTCGCCGTTCTTCAGACGGGAAAAGCCCTCTTTGATTGCGCTGTCCTCCATAGAGGAAATCCAAAGGCGGCGCATAGGTTTTTTGCAGCCCGCCATTTCATAGACAAAACGGAAAATGAGTTCTCCCTCGCGCCCTGCGTCGCAGGCATTGACGACTTCGAAAACGTCTGTTCGGTGCATAAGCTCCTTTAAGGTCTTGAATTGCTTTTCCTTGTCAGCCGCAACGGTGTACTTCCATTCCTGCGGCAAAATCGGTAAGCTGTCATAGCTCCACTTTTTATACTGCTCCCCGTAAGCGGCAGCTTCCGCAAGCCCTACCAAATGTCCCACACACCAAGAAACGATATAGCCGCTTCCTGTGAGAAATCCGTCTTTCTTTTCCTTTGCCCCAAGTACGGCAGCGATTGTCTGCGCCACACTGGGCTTTTCTGCGATAACTAAAATCAAATAAAAATCCTCCTTTCGGGTAAAAGAAAAGAGCAACCGATTTTTCGATTGCTCCTACAAGTGATTGTATAAAATTGTGCGATATGAAATAGTAAAATGATTTGACAAAACTAAAATTTATCCAATATTGAGTAAACTATGGATTACCCAAGGTTGAACTGTAACCATGATTATAAATGTGTAAATTGCAAACAAAGGCACTTCGACCATATCATTGACATTCTCAGATTGAAATTGTTTTCTTAAATTATTAGGCAAGACTTTTGATAGCAAATAATAAACCAAATATCCTAAACAGACTCCAACTGTATTTGTAATAAGGTCATTTATATCTGTTGAACCCCAACCAAACATCTGAACAATTTCAACAGATAAAGAGAACAGAAAACCAGTTAATACAACAGTCTTTATGTGATGATATTTCTTATACAGCAACGGCAGAAAAAATCCAAAAGGAACAAATAAAACAACATTCAGTATGGTATCTATTGGTCCACTTATCATACCGAGAAACGGAATCAGAGAAATCCTCGGACGAAATGATATTGTGCTTGTATAACCAATACCTGTTACGGTCAAAATCCCGAAAAGATAATAATAGAATAAAAATACAGCAGTAATATGGAGAAGGCTTTGCTTTCTTCCTGATTTTTTAAGGTATAAGAAATACAATAGAAACATCTTTTCAGATTGCTCACCGTTAAGTGCTGTTATTTCAATGGTTTAAGAAGTAGTAAGACGTGGTTGAAAGTGTGGAAATGTAGGTAAGTCATATATTATTCCTATATTATTTCTACATCGACATTCCTACACAGAATACACCCTATTTTATTTTTTCGATTTCTTCCTTCAGCCAGTCGAATTCTCGCTGGGTATAGACCTTTTCGGTGATGTCGGATATCTTGTGACCGACCATGTATTTGATTGCATATTCGTCAATACCGGCTTTCTTTGCGGCCGTGACAAAGTGCTTTCTTCCGTCGTGAGGACGATGCTCCGGGTTAAGATTAAGCTCGTCACGGATCATCTCAAAGCCGGCCTTATAGCGTTGATAGCTCATCATCACAGCCTTGCCGCTGCGCTTGTCTTTGCAGTTGAAGAGATACGGGCTGCCGATTTCTTTGGCTTTATTGTAATGTCGCTCAACGAGGTAGCGAATTTTTGAGTGGATAGGTACGACGCGGTCTTCACCAGCTTCGGTCTTGATGCCGCCTTTGAAAGTGCCATTCTCAAGGTCTACATTGGCAAGCTCAATTAGACCGAGCTCTTGTGGACGCCATCCAGAATAACACTGAATGAGTATCACATCAACGAAATTCTTATCGTCGACATGCTCCCAGAGCTTTGATATTTCTTCGTCCGTAAAAGGTATGTGCTCTTTCTTGACTTTCTGGATCTCTTTGATCGTTTCGTCAGTCAGCTTGAATGTGCGCGAGTAGTTTCTGTCGACGATCTCATATTCCAGAGCATAGTCAAGCATCAGATTGAATAAGGACTTGATCTTATTCTTCATAGATGCGCTGGCGTGTTGCTCTTTCCCTCTGACAGTGGCAACACCCTCGTCCATGCAGCCTTTCACATGGCGGGCACGGACATCCATCACTCGCATATCGTAGACAGCCGAACAATACTTCCAAGCTGAAGTAACGGCTCGTGAACTGCCATCCGATTTGAGCGTCTTGAAATACTCTTCCGACCACTTGTCGTAAAGCTCTTTGACGGTGATCGCGGCGCCGAGGTCATAAGGATTCTTATTGTATTCCACGAGCGCTGCATATGCGTCATTATAAGTTGCAAAATATGAGTCAGGCTTGAGCGGTTTGCAAATGGGCTTGCCGTCCTGAGTCTTTCCTACCGTAACCATCGCCCGAAAGGGATTCCGAAGGTTGCGGTTTTTTATTTCGCTGATTTGGCCAAACCCGTTCGGGAGGCGTCTTCGTTTATTGTTTTTGGCTCTCGGTTTTCGCTTTACTGACGGCTTCATTGGATAGCCGCAATGAGGGCAAGCCGGAGCCTTGTCGCTTACCTGCAATTCGCATTCAGGGCATTTTACAAGCATGAGTTGCACCTCCATAGTTGATTTGTCCTTTGTAATCATATATTATGGTGTAGGAGTTGTCAAGTTATTCCTACATTTATTTTTGATGGAGCGATGTATATGATTACAAATGATGTATCAACCTGCCCAAAATGCGGCGGCGATTTGAAATACTATGACCGTGTTACTCGGATTGTACGGACGAAAGGAAGAAAGACCTGGAAGATCCCCATGCGGCGGCTTCAATGCACTCGCTGCGGTTCCGTACATAGAGAGCTTCCCGAACTGATATTTCCGTACAAACAGTACGAGGCTGAAGTCATCATCGGTGTTTTGGAGGGCTTCATCACATGCGAAACAATCGGCTTTGAGGACTATCCCTGCGAAATGACGATGGTCCGATGGCAGGCTCAGGACTGGACCACCGAGGTTGTCTTAACAAAGCGCAGTTGCTAACTTAGAATAGCCGTTGAAAGGAGGTAAACGCCAATGAACGAGCAAGAGTTCCCTCAGGGGTCTGTCCCCGTGGCTGTTGCGGCCCGTGTTTATGGCAAAGATGCTTCATGGGTCCGTGCCGGAATTATTTCAGGGTGGCTCCCGATTGGCAAAGCCACTCGCAGCGGAAAGTTAGTCACCACCATCGAGGAGATGGATTCGCGCTACGGCCGTATCAATTTTTACATCTCCCCAAAGCGTCTCTACGAGGAGACCGGATTCTTGTGGAAAGGAGAACGACAATAATGGCAACGGAAATCCGTCCGGAGCTGTCTGAGAAAAATCCATACTGGATCGGCAAGCACCGGTACTATGAACTGAAGCATTTCTGCCTTCAGTATCCGATCTGGAAGAAAGCCTATAATGCTCTGCTTGGCCTGAGCAGCCGTCCGAACGACCTTGATATTTTCGTCAAAAGTGGCCAAGTACGGAGCGATCCAACTGCAAGGTGTGCGGAATCTCGTGTATCCTTTGCCAAACGGATGGAACTGGTCGAGCAAGCTGCCATTGGTACGGACGGTGACCTCTATCCTTATATTTTGCGAGGGGTCACAGAGGGTCTGTCCTACAATGCCTTGAAAATGCAGTACGCCATTCCATGTTGCCGCGAGGTCTACTACAACTTGTATCGACGATTCTTCTGGCTGCTGAGTAAGGAGCGTGATTGAGATGCGGATTGTGAATGTGGCGGTCAGGCAGTGTTACCGCTTCAACTGCCCAAATTGCGGGAGCAAGCTGGAAGCTGACAGTGACGAGCTGGTCGATGTCGGTGGAAAGACCAGTCGGTTCTGGTGTCCTGTTTGCCGAGAGGAAAGATACATTTCATGGTCTTCTCTGAGAAAACGGACGGTCTACGAGGACAGTTCCGCAGATTAAGCAAACCCCTTTATGGAAAGGAGTGTTTTTCTATGGACACTATGTTTGAAAATTTAGATTTTCGGTTTGATAAGGAAAATAACGACGAACGACCTTTTATGATTGCTTGTAAAGATCGAGAAATCATGGATGGGGAACGTTGGGTGTTGGTATCTTTATCGACCGATGAAGCAAAAAGATTACTCAAGTATCTTGAAGAACACATTGCAAAATAAAAAAGAAAGAGCCGCTGACAACGGCTCTTTCTTTTTTATATTTTCCGGCACGCGGGTAACTGGATCAGATGCTAAATTGGTATCTGGAAAATTGCCCGGGGTAAAAATCTGAAAAATCATTTTGGAGGTATGACATGGATCTCATCATTGGCATTGTTGTCGGCATTATCATCGGGCTTGTAGTCGGAACGCTTATATTTCGGCGAAGGTACATTCCAGTCGGCGATCTTCGGATCGACCGTTCTGACCCGACGAGCGAACCATTTCTGTTTCTCGAATTGGGCACAGATGTGCGAACTATTTCTGGCATGAAAACCGTCACACTCAATGTTCGCAACGAGAATTTCCTCCCGCACGAATAACACCCCCTATTATGGAGCCAACTTATTGAAAGGAGAAATGCAATATGGCAGAAATCAAGAAATTGCTGGATTATGCAATCGAAACCGAGATCAACAATCTCAACTCGGCATCTAACAAAGACGAGAAATCGGAGGTCATCAAGAACCTTGCAGCACTGCACAAGCTCCGTATCGAAGAGATCAAAACGGAAACTGAAATCGAGGAAAAGTCGGAGCGTCGGGCCATGGATAAAGCAGCCCATGACAAAGACGCGACACTGAAAGCGTTTCAGCTTGACGAGAATACGCTCGATCGGTACGCGAAGATCGGCATTGCTGCGGCGGAACTTGTATTGCCGCTGATGTTCTACGGCGTTTGGATGAGTAGAGGACTGAGATTCGAGGAAACGGGGACATTTACATCCCAGACATTCAAGAATCTGTTCAATCGCTTCAAGCCTACTCGAAAGAGTTGAGCCAACAGCGTTGAGAGTCGTGTAAAAAACACGCTCTCTTCGCTTTTTTCGTAGATTTTGCAGGGCGCTTTATGGAAAGGAGATACCGAAGAGCTCTTTATATCTCTCGACTTAATACCGGGGGTACTGTATAATAGCAGCTACTTCCAGATTAACAGGAGGTAATGAAAGTGCGCAGAAAAGGTAGAAAGGTTGTTAAACCGGCAGGTAGTGAATTGATGGACTACCTGAATAAGGGATACGCCATCTGCAACAAGTGCGGAGCGGTGATGCATCGGAAAGAAGATCCCGAAGGCGGATGTGGTATTTATGCCTGCCCGTCCTGTGGATGGGAAATTGAGGAATTGGATTATGAGTACGAGAGCGCAGACGAAATGGAACTCGGACTCGATGAAAGAGGCGACGAGTATCTGATCTTCAGGGATGACATGCCGCCCGCAGGTTGTAAAGCTTGCGGTGGTCCCTACCCTTACTGCAAAGCGTCATGCAAAATGTTTGACGACTAAAGCATTATCAATGGAGGAAAGTCCTGTAACAGGGGCTTTCTTCTTTTTGTTTTGGAGATAAAGATGCGATACCACTATGAAAAGCCTACAATTTATCTGTCGATGTACGGAAAGCGTTATATTTGCAACCATCCGGTCTACGATAGCTGCACCCTGTTTGAAATCGGAGATAAAGGTCTTGCTGTGATCCAACAGCGGTATGATACCGAAACTAAGTCCACATTCTGGACAGAGGTGGATGCATGGCTGACCGATGCCCTCTATGTTCATCCGAAATTCAAGGAATTCTTTGATGAACGGGCCGGAATTTGTACGGACGGACTCTGGCCAACTGTAACGATTCGGCAAATCATGTGGGCGCTGAAAATGAAGCCTTTGCAAAAGCAGCGTTGGGAAACGGTCTTCGACCGCCGTGATATTTAGCGCCAATCCAGCAGCCCCTATTATGGATACCAATACCTATGAAAGGGGTTAGGAGTATGGATGAGATGAAGATTCAATCGAAATTCATGACAGGACTTGTATCGAGGATCGTAAAGAAGGTACTTCGGACAAAATTGGGCTGTGAAGTAGATATTCAGCTCAATGAGTTCCGGACGACAGTCATTGATGATAAGACTCATGTCCATCTGGATTTGGATGCAGACCTTACGAAAGAAGAACTTAACAAACTATTGAAAACTATTGGAATCTGAGAAATTGAGCCGTTTTTATGCGGCTCTTTTCTTTTTCCGCAGATTTTGCAACTCATATTATGGAGAAACAGTTAGCTCAGTGGTAGAGCGCTTCACAAAACCAGTGAAGAGGTGATCGGTTCGAGTCCGATACTGCTTCTTTACTTTTTATTTTGGACGAAAGGAGAAAGCATGAACATCGAGCAATTTGAACTGATCTTGTGCGACATGTACACCATGGATGCATGGTCGCCTCCGCTTCTCTGGAAGTGGAAAAAAGAGTTCAAGGAGGCAAGCACAAAACAGTGGGCGATCAGAGAGCTTGAGAACTACATTCGCAAGCGGCTCCATCATCGCTCCGATGGATCGGTCGACGAATTTATCAGATTCACAAACGAGTTCGCCATGAAGATGGCTCGCTATTCAAATCACTCAGGAGAGAACCAAGAGATGCACGAGATCTTTCAAACTGCCAGTTCGGTCGCTGCTGATATTTTAGATCTCTTAAATGCAATGAAATGAAAGGAGAATTTAGATGAAACTCGACCCTAAGATCGGGAGGAGCTTGAAGAAGGCGTCTCCCACCATTCTGACATGCATCGGAGCCGCTGGCGTTGTAGCAACCGCGGTTCTGGCTGTCAAGGCAACCCCGAAAGCGGATAGTCTTATCAAGGCTGACAGCAGAAGAAATCACGATGGCGACCCTTATGCTGCAACAAAGCTCGAAGCCGTCAAATCATGCTGGAAATGCTACATACCTGCTGCGGCCACGGGCGTCGCTACGATCATCTGCATCTTTGGGGCGAATACCCTCAATAAGAAGCAACAGGCGTCTCTTGCCAGTGCCTATGCGCTCGTAAACCGATCCTATTCTGACTATAAGCATAAATTGAAAGAACTGTATGGCGAAGATGCTCACAAGAAGATCATGGAGTCCATCGCCGCAGAGAAAAGCAGTATGCCGCCTATTACGGCTACCGGAGGCTTCTCCAATTCATCTTTGGAGTTTGAAGATGCCAACGAGGAGCAGCGACTCTTCTACGACAGCTTCTCCAAAAGATATTTTCAGGCAACCATAAGCCAAGTCCTGCAAGCAGAATATCACATCAACAGGAATATGGTTCTCGGCGCGTTCGTAACTCTGAACGATTTCTACGACTTCCTTGGAATAAGCCATGTCGAAGGCGGAGATGTTGTTGGCTGGTTGCTGTCTGATAGCATGTACTGGATCGACTTCGATAACTCGAAGGCTATGGTTGATGATGGACTGAACGGAGAGATTCCGTGTTATGTCGTCGATGCTGAGTTCGGCCCTCAACCAGAATCTGCGTGGGATTATTGATTTCCCGCAAAAACTACATCGCCTATTATGGAAAGGAGGTCATGCTTTATGAACCAGAGAAATATCTTTAAGCTGCTGTCCCTTGCGGGAGTCGTCCTTGGCGGGATCGGAACATTGTTATCCGGCTGGGCCGACAACAAGGAGCAGGAAGCAATTATCGAGGAGAAGGTAAACGAAGCACTTGCTGCCAGAAACGAAGAGGAAGAGTCCTAAACAGGGCTCTTCTCTTTTTTCGAGGTGAACTAATGACAAATGATACGGCCGTACAAGCATTTCTTGACTATCTCAACGAATCGGATGAACCCGAAATCTATTGGCCACGCCATCACTTTGAAGAATCTTGCTTTTCGAGATGGGCGGCATGGGAGATGATCGAGGCAATTATGGATCATCCTATGGAAGATCCGGAAGATGTGATCGAGGAGTTCGCCATTAAGATGGTGCTTTTCTCATCTATCGCAGATGGTACGGATGAAGGTCGGATATTTTCGATTGCCGCTGATTTCGCCGATGAATGCTTGACACTATTTAGAGAGGAGAACTCAAATGACAAAACAAACTATCATCGAGGCGTTGAAAAGCGCCCAGAAGTCAATGAAAAAGCACAGCCCTGAGATCCTCACCGGCATCGGAATTGCCGGGATGATCGCCACCACTGTATCCGCCGTTCGAGCAACGCCCAAGGCTTTGCAGCTCATCGACGCCAGAGAAATCAAGGAAAACCGGCGTCTGAGCAACAAGGAGATCGTTGCCACCACATGGAAGTGCTATGTTCCGGCTGCTGTTACAGGCGTGCTGTCCACAGCCTGCCTTGTAGGCGCCAGCTCTGCAAATCTTCGCCGCAACACTGCTCTTGCAACGGCTTATTCCATCTCCGAAACGGCTCTCAAGGAGTACAAAGAGAAGGCTGTTGAGGTAGTCGGCGAGAAAAAAGAGCAGGCGATCCGTGATGCAGTTGCCAAGGAGACGCTTACGAAGCACCCTCTTGGCGAACGCGAGGTCATCATTACCGGAGGTGGCGATATTCTCTGCTTCGACCCCCTTACAAACCGATATTTCAAGTCCGATCGCGACCGCCTGATGCGCGCTATGAATGAACTGAACAAACGAATGCGCGACGAGATGCGTGTTTCGCTGAATGATTTCTATGATGAGATCGGTCTGAGCGAGGCTGAGGTCGGAGAGCACCTCGGATGGGACATTGACAACGGAAAAGGCTACATAGACCTCGATTTCAGCACACAGTTGGCTGATGATGGAACGCCTTGCCTTGTCGTCGGTCACAACCACCCGCCTATTTACCTTTGGTAAGCGCAGATTTTGCATCTCCTATTATGGAGAACCAAACAACAAAAATTACTTTTGAAAAGGAGAATTTTACTATGGAAGACAAGAGAATGAACGAGATCGAGGAAATCGAAGCTACGGAAGTCGACGAGACTCAGGACAGCTCTAATGCTGGTGCCCTGCTCGCCGGTGTCATCGGAGGTTTCATTGCTTACGCTGTGATTGGCGGGGCGAAGAAGCTGCGGGTGATCATCGAAGAGAAGGTCGCTGCGAAGAAGCTGGCGGAAGCCGCTAAGACCGACAAGGCCGAAATCGACTCGGCAGACGAAGATTCCGAGGAAAACTAAGAAAAGTAAATTGCGGAGTTCTACAAGGGAGAGTGCCAATAACAGGGCGCTTTCCCTTTTTTCTTTTTATCAAATTTTGGAGGTGCACTAATGCCTGAATATCCTGATAACTCGCATAGCGCGAGAGAAAACACAAGCCCTCCCTCCAAACGGGTGGAGAAAGTTGTCAACGGCACAGCAAAGACCCGCAAGCAGAGCGAGGTCAAGAAATTTGCTGGCATATTCATGCCCGATGAAGTCGGCGATGTCAAAACCTTCATCATCACGGATGTTGTTATCCCCGGTTTGAAGAACGCCATTGCCGATGTTGTCAGCATCGTTCTCTTTGGTGAAGCCGGCCGCATCGGAACTCGGAAAAATGCCGGTTCAAAGGTATCGTATCAGCGATACTACGATGACCCTCGCCGAGATGACCGCAGGAACTACAATCAGCGGCCAAGACCTGTCGCCGGATTTGAGTTCGACGACATTATCTTCGACAACCGTGGAGATGCAGACCTCGTCCTCGATCAGTTGGAATCTGCTATTGCCAACTATGGCATGGCCAGCGTGCTGGATCTCTATGACCTCGCCGGACTTACTTGCCAGAATTACATGGCTGATAAGTACGGCTGGACTGATATTCAGAGTGCCAGAGTTGCCCGAACGAGGGACGGCTACATCTTGCAGCTTCCCAGAGCAATCCAAATCACCTAAAAAGAGGTGCAGTCATGTACGGATATTTTGTCTCAAGCGGGTACAGAGGCTTCGTCGACGGAACATGGATGCTGTTCCCGCCTGAGTCCGAGTATTACGAATACATGAAAGAGCTCTAAAACTGAGCTGAAAACTACAATTAAGAAAGGATTTATTACCATGAAAGCTAATGAAATCATGACTTCCGCAAAGCGTACCTTCTCCAAGGTCGGCTTTGGGCTCCAGAAGAAGAGCCCCGAAATTCTTGTCGGTGTCGGCATCGTCGGTGCTGTTGCAAGTGCCGTTCTGGCCTGCAAGGCTACCACCAAGGCAGGTGCCATCGTCGAGGAGTCTAAGAACTCTCTCGCTGATATTCGTGAGGCTAAGGAAAACGGCGTCACCAAGGCTGGTGAGTCCTACTCCGAAGAGGATCACAAGAAAGATCTCGCTATCGCCTATGTTCAGACTGGCGTGAAGTTCGCAAAGCTGTATGCCCCTGCGGTCATGCTCGGTGCAGCTTCTATCGCCAGCATTCTCGCAAGCCACAACATCATGAAGAAGCGCAATGTCGCTCTGGCGGCTGCTTACGCTGCTGTTGATAAGTCCTTCAAGGATTATCGTGACCGCGTAATCGAGCGTTTCGGCGAGCAGGTTGAAAAGGAGCTGCGCTACAACATCAAGGCGCAGGAGATCGAAGAGACCGTCACGGACGACAAGGGCAAGGAAAAGAAGGTCAAGCAGAATGTGAATGTCGCAGACGAGAACTGGAATGGCTCTGACTATGGCCCTTACGCAAAGGTGTTTGATGATACTCACTCCGATTGGAAGCAGGACCCTGAAATGAACCTCTTCTATCTGCGTGCTCGTCAGGCTCAGGCGAATGATATGCTCAAGTCCCAGGGCCACCTCTTCCTGAACGAAGTTTACGATATGCTCGGTTTCAAGCGCACCAAAGCCGGCGCTGTTGTCGGTTGGATCTATGACGACAAGAAGCCTTACGGCGACAACTTTGTTGATTTCGGTATGACCGAGATTCGTCGTCACGATGCTGATTCGGACGAGTACAAGCGCGCGTTCATTCTGGACTTCAATGTTGTCGGCGACATTACTTCCAAGATCGTCGACCACCAGAATGACTATCTCGCATGAGGACAAGCCGATGAAAAAATTGCTTATCTGCCTTCTTATCTTCGTCGGGGCGATTTTCATATCCTGTAACTTTGTGATAAATGCAACGACGACCAAAACGGCTCTGGAACAGCCTATGATTCAGACGGAACCTCTCTCTCTGATCGTCGAGACACCTGCTCCATCCACTGATATTTTACTGGAGGAAGAGCCTGCACCCACTCCCGAACAAGAGCCTTTGGCTACGAGGGAGGAAATCGAGCTTCTTGCTCTCTGCGCTATGGCGGAAGCCGAGGGCGAATGCGAGCAAGGCCAGCGACTTGTCATTGACAGCGTTCTTAATCGTGTGGACAATCCACATTTCCCGGATACGATCTCCGAGGTCATCTGGCAGAAAAACCAGTATGCAGGTATGTACGGCGACCGTATCACCCGCTGCTATGTTATGGACGCGCTGGTAAAGCTCGTTGAAGAAGAACTGGAAAATCGTACTGACTATGATGTCGTGTTCTTCAATGCGGGCCATTATAGCGACTATGGAGTTCCTATGTTCCAGGTCGGAAACCATTACTTCTCAAGCTATGATTAAAAGGAGGAACAATTATGAAGAAGATCATGCTTTCCCTGCTCTCTTATACCCTGGCGACTATGTCCGGCCTCTGCCTGGTGGGCGGAGCAGCAGTCCTCAGCTACAAGGAGTGACTGACATGGAGGGAATTGCGAATTTTATTTCCATGCTCGACTATGTTCTTGACACAAAGCGTAAGCGTCACATCACCGGCGGTTTGCTGTTGAGTGGCGCTTTACTCTTTGGCGGTCTGGCTATGACCGTCATGAGCATCCGAGATGACGAGGAGGACGAAGATGAGTAAAGCATCTACCGGCTTTGCCTTTGTGGCAGGCCTTACTATCGGCGCAGCAGGCGCCTGGTACTATCTGAAGGATAAGTACGCAAAACTCGCCGAGGAAGAGATTGCCTCGGTCAAAGCAGCATACGCCAAGCGCGAGAAACCGACAACGGAAGAAAAAACTGTCTCGCTTGTAAATGCTGCAAAGAACATGGATAAGGGTAGCATTACCGAGTACACTCAGCGTTTGCAGGAGGCTGGCTATAAGGACTACTCCAGAACGATTGACGAGAAGCCCTCGGGAACGCCTGGTGAAGTTCCGTATGTCATCTCTCCTGATGAATTCGGAGAGCTTGAAGGCTATACGAAAGTTAGCCTGACCTACTTCGCCGATGGCGTCTTGGCTGATGAGTGCGGTGAAATCGTTGATGATGTGGAGGAAATCATCGGCGATGGGCTGGACCACTTCGGAGAATACGAAGACGATTCGGTGTTCGTAAGGAGTGATGCAAAGCGCTGTGACTATGAGATTCTCAAGGATCTGCGTGATTTCAGCGACTTCAAGAAGAAAAACTTTCCTCCGAATAATGACGAGGAGGTCTGACCTTGACCAAAAGCGAGCTTAATGATCCATATTTCGAGTGGATGTACCGGCTCGTGGTCGACGACCGATATTCTAATAAGTCCTATCGGCGACTGTTCTACAAGCTCCACGACACGGAGTTTGCATACACGATCCCGATGGACGGCAACCGGGCCGAGGATGGCATCGAGCTTAGGTATCGGTTCGGTCGCGAGCAAGGCTATCGTGATGCTGTAATTGCCAACTGCCTTGATATTCGGCCTTGCAGCATCCTTGAAATGATGATCGCCCTTGCCATTCGATGTGAAGAACACATCATGGAAGACCCTGATATTGGCAACCGCACCGGACAGTGGTTCTGGAGTATGCTTGTCAGTTTGGGCCTTGGTTCCATGAGCGATGTTCGGTTTGATCCTGTTCGGGTCGACGAGATTCTCGACCGTTTTATGGATCATGACTACGCACCGGATGGTAAGGGTGGCCTGTTCACAATCCGTAACCCTCGGTTTGATATGCGGTCTATGGAAATCTGGTATCAGATGAATTGCTATCTTAACGAGATCATCAGAGAAGGGAGTTTAACATGAATACGATCACGCATGATATTTTCGTGACGGTCATGCCGTCTAAGAATTTCTGCAAGCAGATGCAGAGGCAGGCTCGCAGCACGAAGATGTTCAAGTTGCTTGCGGTAGGGGCGATGGTTCTTGCCGCAGCAACCGAGGTGGAGCGCAGGAAGCTGGAGGAGCAGGTCTATCAGCTCTCTGTTCGAGTAAAGAAGTTGGAGCACAGCGAAGGAGAGTAATCAATGTTAGACTTCTTGGTGATTGCAACGCGCAGTGGCAAGCGTGGTATCATCGAGATCTATCCCAAGTTTATCATCAAGAAAAGCAGCGACCTCATGATTAGAGGCGGCGATTTCTACGCTATCTGGATTGAGGAACGGGGATTGTGGTCGACTGATGAACAGGATGCGGTTGACCTGATCGACCGCGAACTGGACCGATACGCCGAGGAAAACTGTAAGCGTTTTGATGACAATTATCGAGTCATGCACATGTGGGACGCGGAAACCGGAATGATCGACACCTGGCACAAATACTGCCAGAAGCAGATGAAGGACCAGTTCCATATGCTCGACGAGAAACTGATATTTTCAAACAGCAAAACGGGGAAAAAGGACTATGCCAGCAAGATGCTGAATTATCCGCTTGAGCAGGGTGAGGCGAACTCTTATGACAAGCTCATGAGTGTTCTGTACTCTCCTGCCGAGCGGCACAAAATCGAATGGGCCATTGGTTCGGTCGTGTCCGGTGACTCCAAGAGGCTGCAAAAGTTCATGGTGCTTTATGGTGCCGCTGGTACTGGTAAGTCCACGGTGCTCAACATCATTCAGCAGCTCTTTGATGGTTATTACTCTGTATTCGATGCCAAGGCTCTCGGTTCTTCAAGCAATGCATTTGCGCTGGAGGCGTTCAAGACGAACCCGTTGGTTGCCATTCAACATGATGGCGACCTGTCCCGTATTGAGGATAATACGAGACTTAACAGCCTTGTTTCGCACGAGCTAATGACGGTCAACGAGAAGTTCAAATCAACTTACGCCAACCGTTTTAAGGCTTTCCTCTTTATGGGCACAAACAAACCGGTTCGTATTACGGACGCTAAATCCGGTCTGATTCGACGTTTGATTGATGTTTCCCCAACAGGAGATAAGGTCGAGCCGAACGAGTACAAGACCATCATGAAGCACATCCCGTTTGAACTTGGCCCGATTGCTTACCACTGTCAAGAGGTCTATCTGGAAGATCCCGCTTACTACGACGGTTATATTCCGATTGCTATGTTGGGGGCCTCCAATGACTTCTACAACTACATCGTTGATTCCTACCCTGTCTTCAAGCGTGAAGACGGAACGTCCCTCAAGGCTGCTTGGGAGATGTATAAGACCTATAATGAGGAAGCAAAGGTCTCGTACCCCCTCAGCCAGCGAGCGTTCAAGGAAGAGTTGAAGAACTATTTCCATGACTACACAGAGCGCTTCAGTATGGAAGATGGCACTCGTGTTCGGAGCTATTACAGTGGCTTCAGAACTGAAAAATTTGAGGAGCAGACCATCATTGATAAGCCGGAGCCAACAACTCGGCTGATTCAGTTTGATGGAACAGTATCCGCATTCGACAAGGATTGTGCGGACTGTCCTGCTCAGTATGCCACATCTAAAGAAACGCCCTCGCAGAAATGGGAAAAAGTCACGAAGACTCTTTCGCAGTTGGATACCTCTAAGCTCCACTATGTCAAGGTGCCTGAGAACCATATTGTCATCGACTTTGATATTCCGGACGAAAACGGAAACAAGTGCTTTGATCTGAATTTGGTCGAGGCGAGTAAGTGGCCCCCAACATACGCCGAAGTCAGCAAGGGCGGTCAGGGTATCCATCTGCATTATATTTACACAGGCGATCCGACACGGTTGAGCCGCATCTATGACGACCATATCGAAGTAAAGGTCTTCACAGGAAAAAGCTCGCTGCGCCGGAAGCTCACAAAGTTCAACAACTTACCTATTGCAACCATCAGCTCTGGGTTACCATTGAAAGGAGAAAGTAGCATGGTAAACAACAAGGTGGTTCAGAGCGAGAAAGGGCTTAGAGTCCAAATCAAGAGAAATCTCAATAAAGAGATCCATCCGGCGACAAAGCCCAGTATCGACTTTATCCACAAGATCCTGACGGATGCGTATGAAAGTGGCATGATTTATGATGTTACCGATATGCGCAATGCCGTCTTAGCATTCGCCGCGAACAGCACAAATCAGGCGGAATATTGCATCAAGTTGGTCAACAAGATGCCGTTCAAGTCCGCCGATAACGCCCCCTCTGCAAAAAATGATGCGGCAGATCTCGTATTCTACGATGTTGAGGTGTTCCCCAACCTCTTCCTCGTGAACTGGAAGTTTGCGGGAAGCGCACAGCCGGTTGTCCGAATGATCAATCCGACTCCCGAAGACATCGAAGGTCTGATGAAGTTCCGGTTGGTTGGTTTCAACTGCCGGCGTTACGATAACCATATTCTTTATGCTCGTCTGATGGGCTATACCAATGAGCAGCTTTATAATCTGTCTCAGCGGATCATCGGCAGCGAGAAAAAATCCAAGAGCAATAACTGTTTCTTTGGTGAAGCCTATAATGTCTCTTACACCGACGTGTATGACTTCTGTTCGAAGAAGCAGAGCTTGAAGAAATGGGAAATCGAGCTTGGGATTCACCATCAGGAGCTCGGTCTTCCGTGGGATCAGCCTGTCCCCGAAAACATGTGGCAAAAGGTTGCTGAATACTGCGACAATGATGTTATCGCAACCGAAGCAGTCTTCAATGCCAGAAAAGCCGACTTTATCGCCCGTGAAATTCTGGCAGATGTTGCTGGCATGACGGTAAACGACACCACGAACAGCCTGACAACCAAAATCATTTTCGGTGGCAATAAGAAGCCTCAAGACCAGTTCAATTATCGCGACATGGGCGACGCCAGTCAAATTTATAGAACGGACGATCTCCCGTTCAAGTTCGGCCCGGAAGAGTACGATGAATACACGGCCTTCGATAAGAAAGACCGTCCCATCTTCCCTGGCTATAAGTTCGACAAAGGAAAGTCCATTTACCGCGGCGAGGAAGTTGGCGAAGGCGGTTATGTCTATGCCGAACCCGGTATGTACGGCAACATTGCACTGCTGGATATTGCATCTATGCACCCATCCAGTATCATTGCCGAAGATCTCTTTGGTCCTGTCTACACCAAGCGATTCCGGGAAATCAAGGACGCTCGTGTTGCAATCAAGCACAAGGATTTCGATAAGGCACGAGGGATGCTGAATGGCTCGTTGGCGAAGTATCTGACGGACGAAAGCGCCGCAGATGCTTTGGCACAGGCACTGAAAATTGCAATTAACTCCGTCTATGGCTTGACCTCGGCCAGTTTCGAGAACGCGTTCCATGACAACCGCAATAAAGATAATATCGTCGCCAAGCGCGGAGCCCTGTTTATGATCAACCTCAAGCACGAGGTTCAGAAACGGGGCTTTGTCGTTGCTCACATCAAGACGGACTCCATCAAGATCCCTGACGCTACGCCTGAGATCATTCAGTTCGTCATGGACTATGGCAAAATGTACGGTTATATTTTCGAGCATGAGGCGACTTACGATCGTATGTGCCTCGTCAACAACGCTGTTTATATTGCCAAGTATAAGGATGGTAAGCACGCCGGCGAGTGGACGGCCACGGGCACGCAGTTCCAGATCCCGTATGTCTTCAAGAAACTCTTTTCGCATGAGGAGATCACCTTCGAGGATATGTGTGAGACGAAGTCCGTTACCTCTGCTATTTATATTGACAGAAGCCCTGATGAAGCCGCGGCCTATATCAACAATCCGGACATGGCAATACAGTCCGAGGATAACCTTGTACTTGATAATGGTCATACTTTGCAGTTCATCGGAAAGGTCGGACTGTTTACCCCAATTAAGTCTGGTTGTGGTGGAGGTTCGCTCGTTCGTCAGAACACCGATAAGAATGGCAATATCAAGTACGATTCCGTCGTTGGAACAAAGGACTATCTGTGGATGGAATCTGAGATGGTCAAAATTCTCGGAAAGGAAGACTGCATTGACCGGAGATACTATGATGCTCTCGTTGATGCTGCGGCCACTGATATTTCCAAGTATGGTGATTTCGAGTGGTTCGTTTCCGAAGATCCGTATGTTTCTGACACACCGCCTTGGTTCGGTCCCGGCGAACCCCACGAAGAAGACAATACACCGTTTGATGTACGCTAAAAATGAGAGGAGTCTTAATTATGAGCCGTAAAGCTACTGACAACATTATCATCGAAAATGCCCGCATTATTTTCCGGAACTTCTCCGGCAAGGAGGACAAGTACAACCGCGCCGGTGACCGCAATTTCTGCGTCATCCTCGAGGACCACAACGATGCTCAGCGCCTCATTGATGACGGCTGGAATGTCCGCGTGATGCCTCCCCGTGAGGAGGGGGACGAGCCTCGCCACTACCTCCAGGTTGCGGTGAGCTTCAAGAACTTCCCGCCCAAGGTCGTCATGGTCACCCGTCGTAAGCAGACGCCTCTCGATGAAGAGTCCATCGGTGCGCTCGACTTTGCCGAGATCAGCAATGTGGATCTCATCATCCGCCCTTATAACTGGATCATCCAGGAGGGCACCAAGAACGAGAAGAGCGGCGTTAAGGCCTACCTCAAGACGATGTATGTCACCATCGAGGAAGACGAGTTCGCCGAGAAGTACGCTGCGAGCGAATATCCGCAGGAGTAAAAGCATTGTAGGGACGCTGGTTAGGAGGTAGCCGGCGTCCCTTTAACTTTTTTGAAAGGAGAAGCCAATGCCTTTCTGGAAACCTAAGAAAAAGAAGAAAACGGTTCATAAGACGAAATCGGCTAAGCCGCTCCCAAAGTATGAGCCGAAGCCGTTCATTCCGCCTGAGATACCGAAAATTGATATTTCAGCGAAACAGCAGAAAGAGCCGCAAAAACCGGCTCCGAAAAAAGTTTCCCCACCAAGAGGAGATGACAAAAAGTATTTCATCGAGACTTTCGGCAAGCTCGTGTCCGAACGAAATCGGCCGTGGGATATCTGGAAGGACTTCGTTCTGATGACGGCTTGCGCGTTTTCAAATGCTGTCGATAAGACACATTATGATGAGCGAGAAGACCGTTATCTGAAAGCCATCGCCAAGTACCGCAAGGAGGAGCAGGCATTATTTCCGGAGCTTCTTGCTGAGATGACGGTCGCATTGGAGAAAAATCCAGACCAGGACTTCCTTGGTGAAGTCTATATGCGGATGAGACTCGGAAGTGACGAACTCAAACAGATATTTACCCCTTACAATGTTTGTCACCTCATGGCGCTTGCGACGATGGGTAATGTTGTAGAACAGGTCGAAAAAAGCGGCTTTATCACCGTTCACGATGATTGCTGCGGAGGTGGTGCAACTTTGATAGCTGCTGCTAATGTGGCACGAGATGACCTTGAAAAGGCCGGTTTGAACTTCCAGAACCATATTCTCTTCTCGGCTCAGGACATCGAGGAAACAGTTGCGCTCATGTGCTACATCCAGTTATCGCTCCTCGGCGTCGCCGGGTTCGTCAAGGTTGGTAATTCTCTTACCGATCCAATTAGAAACGGCGACTCCTTAGAGAACTACTGGTTTACACCTATGTACTTCAGTGATGTCTGGCATACTCGTCGAGTCATCAACCAAATGATGAATATTTTGCGAGAGGAGCGTGAAAGCGATGACCATTAAAGATTTTGACGCGAAAAAAGTCATCCTTGAAGACCGATACAAAAGCGATGAGTACGAGACGATGGCTCTCTACTTTATCGCACCAAAAGAATGGCTCGACGGTCTCTATCCCGATGCTGTTCACACCGAAATAAGTGTTGAGTATCCGCTGAATTGTCCTGAGGCTTCTGCGGCAACCGTAATGGTATCTCCGACAAGAGATCTCGGAGAGGACGGATATGAGGACTATGACTGGAGTGACCTTGAGCTGCCTCTTTCAGATATTGAAGCGTTAATCGGGATGGCTAAGTCATGAGCATCAGTCTGTACGATCATCAGCGCAGCGCCCTTGAAAAAATGAAGAACGGTTGCATTCTGTGCGGCGGGGTCGGTTCCGGTAAATCCAGAACTGCCCTCGCTTATTACTATCTTCAGCAGGGCGGAAATCTTGACATTCCTGATGCGCCGATGAAAAATCCGCTTGATATTTACATCATCACCACGGCGCGCAAACGGGATACCTGTGAATGGGAGGACGAGTTAGCTCCATTCCTGCTCTCCACTCACGAGGACTGCAATTACTACAAGAACAAGGTCGTCATCGACTCGTGGAACAACATCGGCAAGTACAAAGATGTAAAAAACAGTTTCTTTATATTTGACGAGCAGCGTGTCGTCGGTTACGGGGTTTGGACAAAAGCATTCCTGAAAATCGCCAAGGTGAATAAATGGATCTTGCTCTCCGCTACCCCCGGGGATACCTGGCAGGATTATATCCCAGTCTTCATCGCAAATGGGTTCTACCGGAACAAGACCGACTTCATCGACCAGCATGTAGTTTATGATTGGCGGTCAAAGTATCCAAAGGTTGACCGGTATCTCAACACCGGACGGCTGATCCGTCTGCGTAATCGCATTCTCGTGACGATGGAGTTCGAGCGGCACACCACATCGCATCATCAGGATGTGCCTGTTTCCTACAACATTCCGCTCTATAAAGATATTTCTCGAAATCGCTGGAACCCTTGGGAAGACCGTCCTATTGAAACGGCTTCTGAGCTTTGTATGAACTGGCGCCGCGTGGTAAATTCGGACGAGTCCCGAAGCGTGGCCGTGCTGGAGATTATGGAAGATCACCCTAAAGTCATCATCTTCTACAATTTCGACTACGAGCTTGATATTCTCAAAAATCTTGGTTACCCCGATGGGACTGAAGTCGCTGAATGGAACGGTCACAAGCATCAAGAGATCCCGACCGGCGACAAATGGGTCTATCTCGTGCAGTACACGGCCGGCTGCGAGGGCTGGAACTGCATTACTACTGATACGATTATCTTTTACTCGCAGAACTATTCCTATAAGGTCATGGTTCAGGCTTCCGGACGAATCGACCGTCTGACGACGCCATTCAGTGACCTTTATTACTTCCATCTAAAGAGCTTTTCCGGCATTGATCTGGCGATCAGCAAGGCGCTCAAGGAGAAGAAGAACTTCAACGAAGGTCGCTTTGTTGGGTGGTCTACTGCGCCGATGCCGAAAGCTGCATGACATGAAAAGGAGAAATCATGGATAACGCAAAAATTATTGCTGTCGACTTCGATGGCACTTTGGTTGAAAACAAATGGCCTGAGATCGGTGCGCCGATTGAAAAAAACATCGCCAAGGTTAAGGCCGAACAGGAAGCTGGCACCAAAATCATTCTTTGGACGAACCGAGTTGGCGAACCTTTGGAAAAAGCGCTTGCTTTTTGTGAGGCACAGGGCATCCATCTCGATGCGGTCAATAAGAATCTTCCCGAAATCATCAAAGCATTTGGGACTGACTGCCGGAAGATCTTCGCCAATGAATATTGGGATGATCGCGCAGTCTTGATGTCCGAGAAAGATATCGGAGAATTCTCCGATGGGTTCCATACCTTCAATTCCCTCTATCATCAGCGGCTCATCCTCTTCGCGGCCCTGGTGAACACTTTCCCGACGCTTGCTTGGAAATCCCACAAGCATTCGGATGGCGAGGCTCCATTTGGAGGAGGCTGGTTCATCGTTGGCATCGACACGCCAAATGGGCCCTATACCTATCATTACGAGGACAAGGACTGGGACCTGTTCCACTGCAAAGAGGTGGCCACTGCCCCTGAGTGGGACGGCCATACCGATAAGGATGTCGAGCGGGTACTGTCCCTTTCCGATAACGAGAGTGATTGGGCGGCTCGTGAAGTTGCTCTTGCTTCTCAGAAAGAACGCGAAAGTGCCGAAGATAAAGACGACTGGGATTACGGTGTTGCGTGCTATGAGAGTGCCCTCAGAGCGTATCGGTCTTTGGAACGCGACGGCCACTCCGGTATGAGCATTCAGATCACCAAGAGCATCCTGAACCGCCTCATCGACGGCAAATGCCTTACCCCCATTGAGGACGATCCTGATATTTGGACTAAGGTCGAGTTCGGTGAGAACGATCCCGTCCAGCACTTCCAGTGCAAACGCATGAGCAGCCTATTTAAGGATATCGCCGAGGACGGTACGGTCACTTACTCGGATGTCAACCGTGTTCAGCTCATCAACAAAGAAAGCCCTGATATTCCGTTCAGAAACGGCTTCGGTACTCGCCTTATCGACAAGATGTATCCAATCACGCTTCCATACTTCCCGGCGGACAAGAAGTTCAAGATCATCGTCGAAGAGTTTCTGACCGATGAGAAAAATGGCGACTTTGATACCGTCGGCTATCTCCAGCTTATTCTTCCCAATGGCGAGGTCGTTGATCTGAATGGATATTTCAAAGATGGTCCGGACGGCATGGTTCGCATCGAGCAGGCTGAGTACGAAGAGCGGAAAGCCCGCAGGATCGACAAGAAGTAACCACTGATATTTGAAAGGAGAAGCCTAATGAAAAAAGATACCAAACTCATTCTCATTGTTCTCGCTGGCATTTTGGCGATTGTCCTTCTTTGCGTTTTTGCTGTGCAGGGCACTCAGAACAAGGCCTTTACCTTGGAAGAACAGGTCAATACCGCACAGTCTGATATTCGCGTTCAGGAAAAACGGCGAGTTGATTTAGTATACAACCTCGCCGACTGTGTCATGCAATATGATAAGCACGAGGCCGAAACTCTAACTGCCATTGTAGATGGGCGCGGAAGTTCTGGAGATATTGAAAATGTTACAACGGCTATCACTGCTGTATCCGAGGCCTATCCAGAGCTCAAGGCAAACGAAAACTATAAGGAACTTATGAACGAGCTCTCCATCACCGAGAACCTGATTGCAGAATACCGCAGTAATTTCAACAAGCAGGTCAAGGAATACAATCGCTATGTACGCCAATTTCCTGCTCGTCTCTTTCTCGATATTCTCGGTTATGAAATGCAAACCTTTGACTACCTCGACTACAATGCTCCCGTTGATGCTCCGCAGAACCTATTCGGAGATTGACTATGCGTAATTTTGAAATTACAAAAAGAGAAGTTCTGGCCAGTATCTCGATTATTGCCGTCATGATACTGGTCGGGATTCTTATTTCGGCCAAAATAACGGAACGTCAAATGGATAGAAATGAGGTCTATAACAAGGCGGTCAAAATTGATAGTCAAGAGATGTTTTCCTATGGCATGAGAACAAATGTTGGGAACGCATTCATCTACGGGACACTTCAAGCAGTTGACCCTGTTTCTTATCCAGAGATTGACGGCTCCTATATGTATGTTGAGAAAATCAAAAAGCGCTATACGATGCATACTCGCACAGTTGCACACACGGATGCAAACGGAAACACTACATATACCATCGAGACCTATTGGAGTTGGGATTATGCTGGAGAAGAGTCAAAAGCAGCATCGACTGTTTCTTTCTGTGAAGCTACTTTTCCAATCTCCAAATTTGAACTACCCGGAACGAGATACATTGACACCATATACGAATCCGGTCACGTTCGGTATGAATATTACGGTATCGGCATCACACATACAGGAACCATCTTTACAACCCTTTCTGACAACACTATCTCTGATAGCAGCCCATTCTATGAAGGTTTAACTATTGATGAGACTGTTGAAAGACTGGAAAAAGGCGTTAGCACTGTTGTGTTCTGGATATTTTGGATTATAGGAACCGGCGTAATAGTTTTCAAATTCTATGAACGAGAAAACGAATGGCTCGAATGAGAATCTATTTAGAAAGGAGAAAAAAATATGGCAGGTATTGGTACAATTGTCAGTATTAGACGCAGCGACGAATATGGAGGTAAATACACCGGGAAACTCGGCATCATTAAAAAGTTTACAGATGATCGGGTCGGAGTGGAGTTTGCCGGCCTTAAAAACCATGCAAGCAAATACGGCCTCTTCTGGTTCAAGAAAGAGAATGTGACACCTTCACTCTTTGATGCGCCGAAGCGCAACGATGCAATCATTCCGGCGGCTCTTGCTAAGGCTTTCCTCAACTTCACTTTCGGAGCCCCCAGGGCATCGCTCGGAGTAAAGCAGGTCATTTTCAGTGGTCCTAAAACGATCGTGTTCTGGCTCGACGGAACCAAGACTATCGTTTCTTGTGGCGAGGGTGACCACAATGATCCCTATGCCGGGTTCTGTGCTGCTGTTACGAAGCGAGTCTTTGGCTCAACTTCTCAGGCAAAGAAGGTCTTGGCACGGACGAGGAAGGAGACTTCCAAATGAGCACCATTTATATCGGCGAACGGCAAAGTGGCAAAACAACCATGCTCATCGAAATGTCTGAAAAGACCGGTGCCACCATCGTTGTGGCTACCTATCCGATGGCCAAGTACATTCAGTTGCTCGCTGCTCAGATGGGTAAGAAAATTCCTGTTCCCATCACGGTGACGAACTATATCCGTCTTCTCGCAAGCGGCGGCCTTGGTAAGAGCGAGAAGTATCTCGTAGACAAGCTTCAGATGATGCTCTCTGCTATGAATGTCGAAGCTGCTACGGTTGACTGCGACTGCATTGAGGTTCTTCGCGGCCAACAGAAAGAAGGTTTGTAATGGCTGGAATTAAAATGAATGTTGAGTTTCCGACGCGCCTTTGCGAAGTCAATGGTAAGCTCGGATATTTTCACCGTTGGGAGCAGTGGAGCAAGGTTGTCGACGCAAGCCCTCTTCGTGGAGGTCATCCTGGCGGACAAAACGGGCAGGTTTTTGGAATTGTTGAATTCGAAGACGGCGTTCGCCGTGTTGACCCTGTTTCTATCAAGTTCTGCGATGAGGAGAATGCCAATCTCTGTGCGCTTGTAAAGCACAATGAGGCGTTAAGGAAAGGAGAAGCAAATGCTGAAAGTTGAAAATGTCGAAGTTCTTGGCTGGGAGCACGCCATTCGAGGCATGAGGAACCCTAAGAACTCGTGGGCGAAAAGCGATAGTGGCCCAGAATGTCCTTATGAGAAAGAAAAATGTTGCGGAGAATGCCAGCAAAATTTCTGCATTGGCCCCAACGATAAGCAACTCATGATGGCCCTCCGCAACGCTGGTACGGATCATCGCAAGTTCATGCGGATGATTACCGTCTATCTCGACATCACCGCCCCGCTGTACTGGTGGAAAGAGTTCGACACCTATAAGGTCGGTACGGTCGCCAACTCCTGCTCTACGATGCACAAAATCGCAGCAAAGGAGTTTACACTGGATGACTTCAGTCACGAGCATTTGTGCGATGATGAGCTTGCACTTTTGGAAGAGGTTATTGCCCGTTTGAATATGAACCGAATTGTGTTTATTGCCAAGAATGATAAACAAGTGGATCGGTACACTGTTATGTCAGATGAATGTTATGCAAAGTACAAGAAGACGCTTTGGTGGCAGATGATCCAGCTTCTCCCAAGTTCCTACAATCAGAAACGGACGGTCATGCTGAACTATGAGGTTCTGGCTAATATCTATAAATCCCGTCGGCATCATAAGCTCGATGAATGGCATACACTTTGCGACTGGATCGAAAGTCTGCCTTATTCTAAGCTGATTACCGGCACTGCCGTTTGACACCACTCCGGCTGTTATGATACAATCATAAAAAAGAAATCATGCGCAAAAAGTACATCGCCTATTATGGAAGGAGGTTGTTAGGCTATGGCTGAACGCAACGATTCTCACCTTCTGGATGGTGGTGATTCTGTGGGTATGACAGATAACCAGTACAAGGGTATGCTGCTTGACCAGTTAGAAGACTGGCAGGAAATCCTTGACCTGGCAATCGCAGCCGGGAACACCGAGATTCAGAAAAAGGCTGAGAAGCAAATCGCGAAGATCAACGAAAAGCTGAAATTCTAATCTCTACCCAGAGGGAAGGGCTTGTGGAAACACAGGCTCTTCTCTTTTTATATTTTTCAGGAGTGTGAATACTATGACACCTAATGAGTACCAGAAAGAAGCACTTCGGACCGCATCCGGAATGTCTAAGGAATACCCTCGTATTCTCAACGGCCTGATGGGTCTGAACGGCGAAGCCGGAGAGTGCATTGATATTCTCAAAAAGCATCTTTACCAGGGCCACGCTTTCGATAGCGAACACATGGCAAAAGAACTTGGCGATGTCGCATGGTATCTGGCCATCAGCGCAGAAGCTATCGGCTATGATTTGGAGACCATCTTCCAGATGAACATTGATAAGCTCCGCGCTCGCTATCCCGATGGCTTTGATGCCGACCACAGCCTCCATCGTAAGGAAAATGATATTTGAAAGGAGTCCGTGAAAATGGATGAGAAAAAAATCCACTCAATCATTGATGAAGCAATGGCGGCTCGTGACCGCTCTGTGTCCATTTATATTTCGCCTGATGGCGGTGTCTCTGTTTCGGTCTTCCCGTGGCCGGACGAGGAGACACTCCGCAGCATGAGAGCCGGCGGTCTGATCTCTCACAATGACTACCGCACGCGGCTTGGCCTGCCGCCTATGAAGGACTGAGGAGGTTTACCATGAACGAAAAAGTTCTGAGACATAAGAAAATCTGCGATGGGCTGAACGAGCTCTACGCACGCAAGAACCACGACTATGGCGACAGCTTCCATACCACCTTCGTCGAAGAGGGCCTCGCCATGGCCCGTATCCGTCTGGGGGACAAGTTCTCCCGCTTCAAGACACTGTCCCGCCTTTCCTGCAACGACAGTGACCAGCAGCAGGTTACGGATGAATCCATTCGTGATACGCTGCTCGATCTCGCAAACTATGCTATCATGACTGTGTTGGAGATGGATACGCCGGATGAGAGTCATGCGACTCTGTACGCTTATGACAAGCCTATCTGTACTTTTGGGGAGGATAAGTAAGATGAAAGCTAAAAGAGCGCTTTGTATGCTTGCGGCGATCCTCCTCGTTGTCGCCATGATGCTGATGTTCCTGACCGGCTGCAACAGGCAGGTCATCGACACGACATTCAGCTATGACAACGCTATCCTGGCTCTCCCTGATGGTTCCGTTGTCAGCGGCAAAATCGAGAGCTGGAAAGACTATGATGACGGCGATCAGATTCAGGTAAAAATCGACGGAACTACATACCTGGTTCATTCCGCCAACATCGCACTGATAAAGGAGTAATGATTATGTGGAAGCGCGAACTGATCCGCAACAAGATCTATGCAGTATTGATGGTGCTGGCATCTTTGCCGGTCGTTATTTTGGAGAAGGATGGTACGGTCCTTCTCCTTTCTCTTTTCTTCGGAGTTCCGATGTTCTTTGCGAAAGAAAACTGGATCATAGGAGGGCCCGTTCATGAAAGTAAAGAAAGCCGGAAAAAGAGTGTTCGGAGCCGTGATGTCCGCTGCCGAGAAAAAGGCTATGGACATGGAGATACAGCGACAGCTCGCAGAGTACGATCGAAAGCATATCAGAGAGATCGACGCTCTGGTTCTGTGGGAGCTGCATGAGCAGTTCGGCTTCGGCAACAAGCGGCTTAAAAAATTCTATGACAACTTCTCCCGCGGCATCGAGGCTTTGATCCGTCGTTATGAGATGGAGCAGGGCGACGATGTCTGGCTCTGTACCTACAAGCTGAAAGAAATCGGCTGTGATCTTGAAAAGTGGGAGAAAGAAAGAGGTGACCAATGAGCGACCGAAAAAATGCGGAGGGCTACTCCGATCCAACAGCCTACCAGGCCATGATGAACCTTGAAATCGAGGAGCTTCGCTTTAAGAAGTTGCTCAGATCTATCAAGGATGTGTGCGACTTGGCAGACTTCGAGATCGAAGGTCGTGTCGTTCTGATCGACAAACGGTCCGGACGAGTGTGGAGGTAGAAAAATGTTTAACTTTCCTACTGAAGATATTGTGAAGGCATTTGAGGCCTTTAGCGAAGCCATCAATCAGTTGGCTGCTGATATTGTTGATGCATGGGAAGCTGTCACTGTAACTGTATCAGCCGTCCTCGACGACGATGTGCTCTGGCCAAACCGATACGGAATGCCGCCTAAAAAGTACGGTCAATCTATTCAGAAACACTCCAAAAAGTCGTTCAAGCGATACGACTACATCCCGATTATGACAAAAAACCTCCCTTATCAGCGAAGAGCATTTTAGCAAAACTGCGTGAATTTGCCCCGGTTCTGTCTAATCTAAGATAGAATTCGGGGCTCTTTCATGCGCAAAAATCGTGGCCACTTTTGTTTTGAAAAACGGGCTTCTGCCCACTTTCTTTCGGAAACTTTGTAAATTTGGGCGAGTTGAGAGACTTGTAGAGACGGTTCTGGCCAAAAAAAGTGGGTTTTTGCCCGGTTTTATTTGAAAAGTGGGCGGGCTGAAACCGTTGGTACACAAGGCTTTGCGGGCTTTCTGCCCACTTTCCCACTTTTTTCTTTAATTAGTGTGAAGAAAAAATGTAAAAAATATATATAAGTGGCGAGAAAAAGTGGGTTTTTGACCAAAGCCTGATTTTCCTCAAAAACTCTGACTTTCTTTTCGTGTGCGAGTGTGATATACTAAGCTTGCGACACAATTAAATCTTCTTATCCGCTTCACTATGGGAGAATTACTTGGCAACAAGTGTTTCTCTCTTAACTCGTTATACCCATAGTGGTGGTAAGAGGATTGTGTCGCAACAATGAGAGATGCGCTTTTGCAGGGTGCGTCTCTTCGTTGGGGCGCACCTTTTTTATTTGCACTCTTACGAGGGGAGGACGGAGCGTGGCACGGCCTTACACTGAACAGCAAGTTCTCAAGAAACTGGATATTCCTGATTTCAGACATTTGACAAAAGAAAAAGTCATTGCTTTTGCGACGATGGTTCCGAAGATGAACCCCGAAGTTGCAAAGAAAGCTCTTGAGCAATTTCCGAACTTCGCTTCGACTTCACTTGATGTTTTGAAAGAGTACCGCAGCGTCATCCAGGAAGCGATGGAAGACGATCGAGAGAGTATGCGCAGTTGTTACGATATGTATAACCGCGTGATGGATTCTCTTGAAAAAATGCTGGACAACGACGACCTGACATTTGAGCAGAAGACTTATATTCTCAATCAGATGCAGGAAGTTGCCGCAGCGGTAGCGGATAAGGACTCTGAAAAATCGAGGAACCGTTTGAAGCTCATTGGGGTTATCGGCGGCGTAGCTGCTGCCATTGTCGCGGCTTTGGCTTCGAGTCTTGGAGGTAACATCGCACTGAAAGAGAGCAACAACATTGATGATGACAACATAACGGATTTATGAGAAAGGACGGACAGCATGAGTAAAGGTAACGGAAAGCGTAGCACTGGCGGACTGATCCTCGATGTGATACTTACTTTCTGCACAGGAGGTCTGTGGCTGATTTGGATACTCATTCGGTATCTGCGAAATAATAGCTGACCCTCTGGATATTTGACCGAGACGCTTGAAAAGGTGTCTCGGCTTTTTTATGCCCTTTTTGGCTTCCGCAGAAAAAACAGGGTCTTTTATGGAGAAGAGAGAGATGTGTTACACATTTCCCTCTCTCCATTTTATTTTTTGTCGAAAGGAGGTCATTTCGTGGCCAGAAGTTCCAGACTTGAGAGCGGATTTCAAGACCGTTTAATCGAGTCATTGAAAGCGTTGTTCCCTGGATGCATGGTTTTCAAGATGGACCAAATTCAGGGACTTCCCGATCTGTTGATTCTTTATGGCGAGAAGTGGGCCTCCCTCGAATGCAAGAGGTCTGCGACAGCCAAGAAGCGCCCAAATCAGGACTACTATGTCGAGAAGATGAACGATATGTCATTCTCTCGCTTTGTGTGTCCGGAAAATAAAGAGGAGGTATTGAATGAACTTCAACAGGCATTCCAACCTTGAAGGTCAGCACGCCTTCCTTGGTGCAAGTAAGTATCACTGGATCAATTACACCGACGATAAAATCGCGGACTCCTATGTAAGATTTCTGGCAACACAGAAAGGAACTGTTCTTCACGCATTCGCCGCTCAGTGTATTCTTTTGGGGCAGAAACTTCCTAAGTCTCAGAAGACTCTGAACATGTATGTGAATGATGCTATCGGTTATAAGATGACGCCGGAACAGATCCTCTACTATTCCCCGAACTGTTTCGGAACGACCGATGCGATTTGTTTCCGAAATAATTTTCTTCGCATCCATGATTTGAAGACCGGAGAAATTGATGCTCACATTGAACAGTTGGAGGTCTATGCCGCTCTGTTCTGTTTGGAGTATCATATTCGTCCAGCCGACATTGAAATGGAACTGCGTATCTACCAGCACGACCAAATTCTGTACCATAAGCCGACTGTTGAGGATATTTTGCCGATCATGGACAGGATCATCACAGCCGATAAGGTCATCAACAAAATTAGAGAAGAGGAGGGTTAAGCTATGGACCTCGTAGAGGAAGATATTCTGATGCACTATGGCGTCAAACGGCGCTCTGGGCGCTATCCGTGGGGTTCGGGTGATAACCCTTACCAACATGGAGGCGACTTTCTTGCTCGCGTTGAAGAGCTTCAGCGGCTCGGCAAAACTGAAAAACAGATTGCTGATGAACTTCATCTTTCGACGACTGACTTGCGGATGCAGGTTCGCGTCGCAAAGCATGAACGCCGTGCTCTTCAGGCAGATCGTGCCCGTTCTTTGCGGGAAGACGGTAAGACGCTGGATGAGATCGCTTCAATTCTCGGGTATGCGAATGACTCTTCTGTTCGCGCACTGCTGAATGAGAATACGGCAGCCAATAAGAATAAGGCGCAAGCCACGGCAGAGATTCTGAAGAAAGAGCTTGCGGAAAAAGGAGCTATTGATGTAGGCACCGGCGTTGAACGGCAGCTTGGCGTTTCTACCGGTGTTCTTCAAGAGGCTCTTTTTATTTTGGAAACCGAGGGTTACAACCGCTATGGCGTCGGCGTTCCCCAGGTAAACGACCCGAAGAAACGCACTATCACTCCCGTTATTTCCGTTCCTGAGATCGACCAGAGAGAGGTTTATCAGAACCTTGATTTGGTGAAGTCTGTTGGTGACTACCATTCTTCTGATGGCGGTGAGTCTTGGGATAAGCGTGAGTATCCGGCGAGCATTGATTCCAGCCGCGTGAAAATCCTTTATGGCGATGAGGGTGGCGCACTGAAAGACGGTGTTATTGAGATCCGTCGCGGCGTTGCTGACCTTGACCTGGGAGACTCTCACTATGCCCAGGTTCGTATCCTTGTGGATGGTACTCATTACCTCAAAGGAATGGCGATGTATTCTGACGATATGCCAGATGGCGCAGACATTGTCTTTAACACCAACAAGCATACCGGAACACCTAAGATGGATGTTCTGAAGAAAATTCAGGATGATCCAGACAACCCTTTTGGGGCCTTGATTAAGGCTAATGGCCAGAGTCACTATATCGACGCCGACGGCAATGAGAAGCTTTCTGCGATCAACAAGCTGAAAGAAGAGGGCGACTGGGACAAGATGAGTAAGAATCTTTCTTCCCAGTTCCTTTCCAAGCAGCCCATCCAGCTTATCAAGAAGCAGTTGGATTTGACTTACGCTGATGCTGCTGACGAGTTCTCTGAGATCTGTTCTTTGAACAATCCCACCGTAAAGCGGAAGCTCCTGTTAGACTTTGCGGATGAGTGCGACTCGGCTGCTGTCCATCTGAAAGCGGCTGCTCTCCCTCGTCAGAGCACGCAGGTTATACTACCGCTCAATGCGATGAAAGAGACCGAGATCTTTGCCCCGAACTATCGTGATGGCGAAAAGGTCGTACTAATTCGCTATCCGCATGGTGGCACCTTTGAGATTCCTGAGCTTACGGTAAATAATAAAAACCCGACTGCCGTTTCCGTTCTCGGAAAGAACATTCGGGATGCTGTTGGCATCAACCCTAAGGTTGCAGAGCGTCTTTCTGGTGCTGACTTTGATGGCGACCAGGTCGTTGTAATTCCGACCGGTGGGAGGGTGAAAATCCAATCTACCCCCGCCCTTAAGGATTTGAAAGACTTCGATCCTAAGACTGATTACTCGACTGAGGGCAAGACTGGCGTTCGGCTCCTTGCAAAGGGTGCTGCTACACAGAGACAGATGGGTGAGATTTCAAATCTCATTACTGACATGACTCTGAAAGGCGCTACTGAGCCTGAGATCGCAAGAGCGGTCAAACACAGCATGGTTGTCATTGATGCGGCCAAGCATAAGCTCGACTACCGGCAGTCTGAGAAAGACAATGGTATCGCCGAGCTCAAGAAGAAGTATCAAGGCTTTGACGACGAGACTGGTCACCATGGCGGCGCCTCTACCCTTCTATCCCGTAGAAAGCAGGATGTTGAGGTACCGGAGCGTCAGGGCAGCGGTGTCATTGATCCTCTGACAGGAAAAGTCGTTTACAAGGAGTCCGGCAGAACTTATGTGGACCCCCGTACCGGAAAGACGGTAGCGGCAACCACTAAGGTTAAACGCATCCTCGCAGTTGATGATGTTCGTTCGATGTCTTCTGGAACGCTTCAGGAAGAGGCCTATGCCGACTATGCCAACAAGATGAAAGACCTTGCCAACAAGGCCCGCCTTGAATACAAGGCTACCCCTACTCTGAAACGCTCTGCCAGTGCGGCCAAGGCCTTTGAGCCTGAAGTGAACCGCCTTATGGCCGCTCTCAAGGTCGCACAGTTGAATGCTCCTCTTGAACGAGAAGCTCAACGAATTGCCAATGCTCGTGTGAAAGCAAAGGTTCAGGCAAACAACATTACTGACAAAGATGAGATTTCTAAGATCCGTCGCGCTGCTATCAGCGATGCCAGAAATTCTACTGGTGCAAGCGGAAAGCGAACTCGCATTACGATCAGCGATGGTGAATGGACTGCAATTCAGTCTGGCGCAATTTCGGACACAACTTTGAGCGAGATCTTGCGTTATGCCGAACCGAAAACTGTCAGAGAACGAGCAACGCCGAGAAGAACAACGCAGTTGTCCGATGCTCGCATTAGCAGAATCAAAGCAATGGCGAATTCTGGCCACACAAATGCTGAAATCGCTGAAGCTTTGGGAATTTCGACTTCTGCTGTTTCCAAGTATCTGAATTCATGAAAGGAAGTGAGAGAAAATGGCTCAATCATGCGCGCTAACTACGACAGATAATCCGTATGATCCCTTTACCCAGTACGATGCTTGGTATCGCTTTGATGAAGGCAAAGGCTATCACTCTTGCGCCTACCTGGCCCGTATAGCCAGGACTTCCGATCAGCTTTCAGATGCTGAAAACGAACAGGAACTTGAGCGTGCCATTGACGACATCATCAAATACGATCCCCTTGGGATCTATAAAAAAGTAAAAGCAGACACAAAGGATTCGCCTCCCGTTAGTGCATAAAGGCTTTAGCAGCTTCTTTCGCTCAAATCGGAAGGTTTTATCTTTGGCTCTGCTTTTACAACACGATAAGTTTTAACTCCAAGTCACCTTTTGCTTAGCGAGACTACCTTGCTCTCCAAAAGGTATAGGGGGGGTCGCAAAAACAGCACCCCCTCTGCATCGCGGCGGTCTTTGAAAATTCTCCGGGGGATATTTTTGAAAAATGTTTTTCGGGGTTTGGGAAGCCGGCGGGAGTTTTGGGTGACGAGACAGGGTTTGAACGGGCCCACAGGGCTGATATTTCACCTCCTGATGTGTTCTTCTTTCCATGGAATTGCCACGACCGGATCATGCAAGTGCTTTCTCTACCTCCATCTTTCATTTGGGGATTTCTCCTTTCAACTTGTTCAGCCAGTCAGTTCTGTGGGTTCTTTCAAGCCCTGTCTCAAAGTCCAAATAAGTGATGCAAAACACAGCGAATACCATGATCAAACACAGCGAGAGGAGGTGGCAAGGATGGCAAAGGCCGCAAGATCATCTGAGAAAGTACCTAAATCCCGTGCGGCTCTTACTCCTGAAGCAAGAGAGAAGCAACTGATCGCCTTAGCCATTGATGTTGCCGAAGAGCAAATGCGCAACGGCACTGCTTCCTCTCAGGTGATTTCCCATTTTCTGAAACTCGGCTCCACCAGAGCCCAGATCGAAAAAGAATTGCTTGAGAAGCAAAGAGATCTTGCCGCGGCAAAGGCCGAAGCGATCGAGTCCTCCGCCAAGATGGAGGATCTGTACCTCAAGGCGGCCAAGGCTATGAAGAGCTATCAGGGGCAGGAGGACGAAGAGGATGAATATTAAAAGCTATTCAGAGCTTATTCTTCTTCCAACCTTTGAAGATCGCTTTGAGTATCTTCGGCTTGACGGCATCGTCGGCGAAACGACTTTTGGCTTCGACCGTTATATGAACCAGGTCTTTTACAGGTCGCTGGAATGGAAGAAGATCCGAGACACGGTGATTGCAAGAGATCTTGGCTGCGACCTCGGCATCGAAGGTCACGAGATATTTGGTCGAGTCATCATTCACCATCTGAACCCGATTCGGCAGAGAGATCTTCTGGAACGGACAGACATTCTACTCGACCCTGAGTATCTTATCACAACGACCCATGAAACGCATCAGGCAATTCACTACGGTGACAAAAATCTGTTGCTCACCGAACCACCGCAGCGGACAAGGAATGATACCTGTCCCTGGAAACATTAAACCAAAGGAGGAACCGACTATGCAGAATAATCCTCGCAAGCAGGACATCATTCAGGAGCTTCGCGGTAAGCGTCAGGATGTGACGGAACTCTGCACTGAGGCAGAAGCGGTCGATGAGCCGCACACTGGCTCCGGTATTGTTACGGACTGTCTCTATCTGAATGTGCGTAAGCTGCCTGACATCAACGCAGATGTTGCAGTCGTCATTGACGCGCTGACACAGGTCTGCGTTGACTTGGATGCGTCCACGGAAGACTTTTACAAAGTCGCCACTTCTGACGGAATCGAGGGCTTTTGTATGAGAAAGTACATTGCCCTTTCCAAGTAAGGAGTGCATCTATGGATACGACTGAAAGCATCCTGACATCGGTGAAGAAGCTTCTCGGAATTGACGAGAGTTACACTCACTTTGATGCTGACCTTATCATGCACATCAACTCTGTCTTTTCCATTCTTGGACAGATGGGAGTTGGCCCAAAGAAAGGCTTTGCCATTTCAGGGGCTGATGAAAAGTGGTCTGACTTTCTGGAGGATGACCCTGGTCGGCTTGCCCTTGTAAAATCTTATATGCACCTTAAAGTTCGGCTGCTTTTCGACCTGCCTACCGCTTCCTCTGCTGTTGACGCGATGAACCGTCAGATCAGCGAGTTTGAGTGGCGGCTTTTCGTGGCAGCCGATAATGCTGCAAGAGAGGAGGAAAGTCAAAATGGATGAACTTTGCCACTATGGCATCAAAGGCCAGAAATGGGGCGTTCGCCGTTTCCAGAATTCAGACGGCAGTTACACTTCTGAGGGAAAACGCCGCGCTCAGCAGCAGGAGAAGAAAGATCCTGTGAAAGAGATGAAAGATGAAGACCTTAGAAAGGCAATCAATCGGTTATCTCTGGAAAACAAATATAAGGATCTGACGAAAAAGCCGACCCCGCCCTCCAAGCTTGAGTCGACCAAGAAAGCTGTGGATGCCACTTCTGAACTTGTCAATCGGGCGAAGAAGATGGATCAGGACAGCCGCAATGCTGCGAAGAAAGAGCGTATGGACCTGAGCAAGAAGACCGACAAGGAGCTTCGCGACCAGATCAACCGCGAGCTTTTGGAACGGCAGTACAATGATCTGTTTGCCAAGGAGTCGGTGTCTAAAGGCCGCCGTTATCTTTCTGATGTGCTTGACAACGCCGGAACGGTTTTGGCTGTCGGCAGCTCGGCTCTGAGCATTGCTCTCGCAATTCAGCAGTTGCAGAAGAAGGCGGGGTAATACTGAATGGCCCTGTCGAATACTGCTGTTCCCCGGTATTACGGAAAGTTTCGTGAAGCGGTGATTCGGGGCGAGATCCCTGTCTGCAAAGAGATTTCGATGGAGATGAACCGGATCGACGATCTGATCGCAAATCCAGGAATCTATTACGATGATAAAGCCGTTGAGGGCTGGATCAAGTATTGCGAGGCAGAGATGACCCTGACGGATGGTTCCGATCTTCACCTCCTTGACAGCTTCAAGCTGTGGGGCGAGCAGGTATTCGGCTGGTATTACTTTGTGGAGCGAACGGTCTATGAGCCGAACGCTGACGGACGAGGTGGGCACTATGTCAAGAAGATGATCAAGAAGCGGCTTGTGAACAAGCAATACCTGATCGTCGGACGAGGCGCCGCTAAGTCGATCTATGATTCGTGCATCCAATCATTCTTTGAGAATGTAGACACAAGTACGACCCATCAGATCACGACGGCTCCAACCATGAAGCTTGCCGAAGAGGTCATGTCACCGATCCGCACTGCCATCACAAGAGCCCGCGGCCCCGTATTCCAATTTCTGACCCAAGGCTCACTTCAGAACACGACCGGTTCGCAGGCCAACCGCGTCAAGTTGGCTTCAACCAAGAAAGGCATTGAGAACTTTCTGACCGGCTCTCTCATTGAGATCCGCCCCATGTCGATCAACAAGCTGCAAGGTCTTCGATGCAAGATCGCAACCGTAGACGAGTGGCTCTCCGGCGACATTCGCGAGGATGTTATCGGCGCTATTGAGCAGGGCGCTTCCAAGGTGGACGACTATCTGATCGTGGCCACCAGTTCGGAGGGTACTGTTCGTAATGGCGCCGGCGACACCATCAAAATGGAGCTTATGAGCATTCTCAAGGGGGATTATCCAAATCCGCATGTTTCGATCTGGTGGTACAAGCTCGACTCTGTCGACGAGGTCGGCTATCCGGAGATGTGGATGAAGGCAAACCCGAACATCGGAAAGACGGTAAGTTACGAGACTTATCAGCTTGATGTGGAACGCGCCGAGAAAGCGCCTGCCGCAAGGAATGATATTCTTGCCAAGCGTTTCGGATTGCCGATGGAGGGTTATACCTATTACTTCACCTACGAAGAGACACTGCCGCATCGCAAACGCGATTACTGGCAGATGGCCTGCGCGCTGGGCGGAGACCTTTCTCAGGGTGACGACTTCTGTTCGTTCACCTTTTTGTTCCCGCTGCGTAACGGTTCCTTTGGCGTGAAGACCCGAAACTACATTACTTCCAGAACACTGAATAAGCTGCCCGCTGCTATGCGTAATAAGTACGAGCAGTTTATGGATGAGGGTAGTCTTGTCGTTTTGGATGGAACGGTTCTGGACCCGATGCAGGTCTATGAGGACTTGGACGAGTACATCGTTGCGTGTGGGTATGATGTCCGCTGCTTTGGCTATGACCCGTATAACGCCAAGGAGTTTGTGGAACGCTGGGCGGCTGAGAACGGCCCGTTCGGCATTGAGAAAGTCATTCAGGGCGCGAAGACGGAGTCCGTTCCATTGGGTGAGCTGAAGAAGCTGGCCGAAGACCGGATGCTCCTCTTTGACGAAGAGTTGATGACATATGCTATGGGTAACTGCATCGCCATGGAAGATACCAATGGAAACCGGAAGCTGATGAAGAAGCGGTATGAGCAGAAGATCGACGCTGTGTCGGCTATGATGGATGCCTATATCGCTTACAAGCGGAATCCGGAAGCATTTGAATAAGAGAGGAGGATGTCATGGATTACCTTGACAAGCCTGACCCGCAAACTTTTATCGCTCACCATGGCATCAAAGGCCAGAAGTGGGGCGTTCGCCGTTTTCAGAATGAAGACGGTAGCTTGACAAAGGCGGGAAAAGAGCGATACAATGAACAAAACAGCCCCAATTCGAGTGATAACTCCGAGAACCAAAAGTTTCATTTGACTGAAAAGCAGAAGAAATATTGCAAAACCATTGCCATTGCCACTGGAGTCGCTCTCGTCACCTATGCTGGTTTTAAGCTCGCCGATAGCGGGGAGCTAAATAGACTCGTTGAAAAAGCAAAAGAGGTAAGTCTTGGATCGCACTACCAAGGATTCTCAAAAAATGAGGATTATTCCGGTCCGCTAAGCGTTGAGTCTATCAAGGACGGTTTGCTTAATAAGATCAACCCGAATTTTTCAAGCACTTTCAGTTTGGGCTCGGTAGGAAGTTATAATAATTGCAAGCGGTGCACTTTTGCTTATGAACTTTCGCGACGTGGTTACGATGTCAGAGCAACACAGACCATTGCTGGAACGGGTCAAAATTTGAATGGGAATAACATGATGTTATTTGTTCCTCGTTGTTCCCGAAAAGATTATAAGCAAGCATTGAAAACATGGAAAAATGACCCATCAATATATGCTACAAATAATCTTATAAAGAAACTTAGTGGGGGCTTATCTGAGAATATTCGGCTCGTTGGGGATACTCAAAACAAATTTAAGTCCATTTACGATTCTATTGAAAAAATGCCTGATCGAGCAAGAGGTGAACTTTCAATTACTTGGTCTAATCGACCCGGTGGTCATAGTCTTGCTTGGGAAGTTATTGATCATAAGCCAATCGTATTTGACTGTCAGACTCGACGCGTTTATGATACTCCGGTAAAGTTTTCTAAAATTCTTAATCAAGCATTGGCGAATGGAATTGATTCCGCTACTTTGTGCCGTCTGGACGACAAGGACTTAAATCTTGATCTTTTAAGGCGCTGGGTGAAAAATAGTTAGATTGGGGCTAAAATCTCATGAAGAATCTCTATGACAAAAAGAAGGTAAAAATGGTTAATAACATGGTCAACTGGAAACCAACAAACATGGCTCTTGGAAATTATATTCATTCTTACTTCGAGACACACCCGCAAACAACGCGTACTAAACAAGCCGAAAGAAGATTGAAGAGAGAATTCTATTTATCCATATTTAAGCGCAGAAAAGTCAAAAAAGAGAACAAAGACATTCTATGACTTTGAATGAATTGAAAGCCGCTATTTTGGAGAACGGAACAGGCATCTACTTTGAGTTTAACGGGAAAAAGTGTGGTGTTGAGCCTGAAGTTCAGGATTCCGTATTTACATTTACCATGTGGTATGGAGACAGCTTTAAGGACTATTCCGATTTCGATGAATTGCTGCTTGATGGTTTCTTTGATGGTAAGTCGATTGTCGATCTTCTTGACATCATCGAACCGAGTCTCTATTGAATTCAAAATGGAGAGCTAAATCATTTACAATGCTCCGCAGACTTTGAACGGTCTGCGGAATTTTTTTATGCCATGAAGGAGGTGATGAGTTCCGAATGGAAATGACAGTTGCCACGCGGCTAAAGCACGCATGGAATACATTCATGAACCGAGATTCTTATGTTTCTCGGATGTCGATTGGGCCGAGTTACGGTTATCGCCCCGACCGTCCACTCTTCAGCCGTGGAAATGAGCGTTCGATCATTACCTCGGTCTATAACCGTATTGCGCTGGATGTCTCATCTATGACCGTTCAGCATGTGCGACTGGATGGCAGCGACCGATTCAAGGAGGTCATCGAGAGCGGGCTTAATAACTGTTTAACGGTAGAAGCCAATGTTGACCAGACCGGAAGGGCCTTTATGCAGGACATTGTTATGTCGATGCTGGACGAGGGCTGCGTCGCTATCATCCCTGTCGATACAAACTTTGATCCTGAGAAAACCGGCGGCATTGACATCGAGACGATGCGGACCGGCAAGATTCTTGAATGGTTCCCGCAGCATGTAAAGGTTCGCGTCTACAATGACCAGCGCGGTGAGAAAGAGGATATTCTTGTCCCCAAGAGTACCGTCGGCATTGTGGAGAATCCTTTCTATGCTGTCATGAATGAACCGAACTCTACGATGCAGCGGCTTATCCGAAAGTTGAACCTGCTGGACGCCATTGACGAGCAGAACAGTTCCGGAAAGCTGAACCTCATCATTCAGTTGCCGTATGTCATCAAGACAGAAGCACGTCGTCAACAGGCGGAATTGCGCCGACAAGATATCGAGAACCAGTTAGCCAGCTCCAAATATGGTGTTGCATACACTGACGGAACTGAGCATGTGGTCCAACTGAATCGCCCCGTCGAGAACAACCTGATGTCCCAGATCGAATACCTGACGAGTATGCTTTACAGCCAGTTAGGTTTGACCCAGGGCATTCTGGATGGCTCTGCCGACGACAAGACGATGCAGAACTACCTGACTCGAATTGTTGAGCCAATCCTCTCTGCCATTGTTGATGAGATCAAGAGGAAATTCCTCACCAAAACTGCTCGGTCGCAAAAGCAGTCCATCCTGTTCTTCCGAGATCCCTTCAAGCTGGTGCCTGTCGATAAGATCGCTGAGATGACTGACAAGTTCACCCGCAACGAGGTCATGACCTCGAATGAGATCCGGCAGAAGATCGGCATGAAGCCTTCTTCCGACCCAAAGGCGGACGAGCTGCGCAACAGCAATCTGAGCGCACCGGCGGAAAGCACGCCGGCATCAACACCGAAGGAGGACAACAATCAAAATGGAGAAGAAACTTAAGTACGACTTCAGCGGCTGGGCAACGCGCAATGATCTTATGTGCAGTGATGGCCGCACTATCCGCCGTGATGCGTTTGCTCATTGCGACGGAAAGACCGTCCCCCTCGTCTGGAATCACCAGCACAACTACCCGACCAATATTTTGGGTCATGCGCTGTTGGAAAACCGCGAGGATGGCGTTTACGCTTACTGCACTTTCAACGATACCCCTGCCGGCAAGGCAGCTAAGCTGATCGTGCAGCATGGCGATGTGGATTCCCTGTCCATCTATGCCAATGGCCTGAAGCAGCAGGGCGGCAATGTCATGCATGGCGACATCAAGGAGCTGAGCCTTGTGGTTGCTGGCGCAAATCCCGGAGCATTCATTGACTTTGTCGATCTTGCTCACGGAGAGGGTTCTGAGCAGGAAGTCATCTTCTGCGCCAACGAGCCCATTACGCTCGCTCATGCAGACGAAGGCAAAGCCGACGACACTGCCGATGATGGCAAGAAGTCCGCTGAGGGCGATGACAAAAAGAAAGACACCGAAGACGGCGATACCGTTGAAGATGTCATCAACAGTCTGACTGAAAAGCAGAAGACCGTTGTTGTTGCTCTGCTCGCCAATGCTATGGCCCACAGCGATTCTGACGACGATGATGGCGAAGAGAAGAAGGACGACGGCCACATCGAACATTCTGACAAATCCGAAGGAGGAGACAAGACTATGAAACGCAATGTTTTCGAGAAGCCTGAGGACAATCAGGCTACCACCCTGAGCCATTCCGCTCAGGCTGAGATCATCGCCAGCGCCAAGCTCAAGAGCGTTGGCACTCTTCATGGCGCTATGAAGCTCTATGCTGAGCAGCACAACGACACTCTGAAGCACGGTATCGACGACATCGAGGCCCTGTTCCCTGAGTATAAGGATCTGCGCACCGGCGCTCCTGAGCTCATCACCCGCGATCAGGGCTGGGTCAATGTAGTCATGAACAAGGTCCACAAGAGCCCCATCAGCCGTATCCGTACCCGCAACATGGATGCCCGCGGCGATGACATCCGCGCTCATGGCTACCAGAAGGGCAAGAAGAAGGTTCCTTCTGGCAACATGAAGCTGATGAAGCGTACCACCGATCCGCAGACCATCTACATCACTGACTCCATGCACCGCGATGACATCATCGACATCACCGATTTCGATGTGGTCGAGTACCAGTATGGCGTGATGCGCCAGACCCTGCTGGAAGAGGTCGCTACCGCTATCCTGATCGGCGACGGCCGCGATGAGGCGGATGAGCATAAGATCTCTGAGGAGCACGTCCGTTCCATCTGGAATGATGACGACCTCTATACCATCCACTATGACGTGGACATCGAGGCTGCCCGCAATGAGCTTCAGGGTACCGGCACCGCTTCTCGTTTCGGTGAGAACTACATCTACGCCGAGGCGATCATCACGGCTGCGCTCTACTCCCGCGAGAAGTTCAAGGGCACCGGCACTCCTGACTTCTTCTGCACGCCGCATCTGGTGAATGTGATGCTGCTGGCCCGCGACACCAACGGCCGCCGCATCTACAATTCCAAGGCCGATCTGGCTGCTGCACTGAACATCAATGAGCTGCACACCGCTGAGCAGTTTGAGGGTCTGGCCCGTACCGACAAGAACGGCAAGAAGCACAACCTGCTGGGTATCTTCGTCAACCTGAGCGACTATACCGTCGGCTCCACCAAGGGCGGTGAGATCACTCGCTTCAACCAGTTCGACATCGACTTCAACCAGGAGAAGTACCTGATCGAGACTCGTATTTCCGGTGCGCTGACCAGACTGTGGTCTGCTATCGCGCTGGAAGAGCCCGTGAAGGCCTCTTCCGGTCAGACCGAGGATGCCGGTCACGACGGCACCTAAGGGAGAAAATTCAAAATGGCAAAATTTTACGGACCGGTAGGCTATGCTGAAACGGTGGAAACGGCGCCTGGTGTATATGTGGAAAAGATCACGGAGCGGATGTACTTCGGAGACTTGACCCGTAACACCAGGCGTCTTCAGTCATCGGAAACGCTCAACGACGACATCAATGTTGCAAATGAGATCAGCATAGTCGCCGATCCGTTTGCCAACCAGAATTTCCACCGGATGCGGTATGTTGGCTTTATGGGGGCGAATTGGAAGATCTCCAATGTTGAAGTCCATTATCCCAGGCTGATCCTGACGATCGGAGGTGTCTACAATGGAGAGACTGCTTCTTCAGAAGACGCTGGCTGACATTCTTGGATGCCCCGACCGAGGGGAAAAGTGCCGCGTGTACTTTCAACCTCCTGCCAGCAAAGAGATGGTCTATGACTGCATCGTTTATGAACGCAGCCGCATTGAGCCTACCTTTGCTGATAATCAGCCCTATGCACTTAATGACCGGTATCAGGTGACTGTGATTTACAGAAATCCTGACAGTGAGATCCCAAGCAAAATCGCACTGCTTCCGATGTGCAGCCATGAACGCCACTATACCGCAGACAACCTGAACCATGATGTGTTCAACCTATATTTCTAACCTTACAAGGAGGAAACAGCTATGAGTAAGATCAAATGGGATGAAGTCGGCAAGCGTCTGTATGAGACGGGCGTCGACCATGGCGTCCTGTTCCCGATGGGCGACAATAATGAGTATGATCATGGTGTGCCCTGGAATGGCCTGAGCGCCGTTAATGAGAGCCCCTCCGGCGGCGAACCCAACGCCGTTTGGGCCGACAACATCAAGTACCTGAACCTGATGAGTGCCGAGGACTTCGGCGCCACTATCGAGGCTTATACCTATCCTGAGGAGTTCGAGGCCTGCAACGGCTGCGCCGAGGTCGCCCCCGGCGTCACCATTGCTCAGCAGGACCGCAAGATGTTCGGCTTCAGCTATCGCACCCTGATCGGCAACGATACGGTTGGTACGAACTACGGCTACAAGCTCCATCTGGTGTATGGTGCGCAGGCTTCTCCCTCTGAGAAGAACAACCAGACCGTGAATGACAGCCCTGAGGCTGCGACCATGAGCTGGGAGATCAGCACCACGCCTGTGGATGTTCCGGGCTTTAAGCCGACCGCGCATCTGATCATCGACTCCACCAAGACCGACAAGGCCAAGCTCGCGAAGCTGGAAGAGATGCTGTATGGCACCGATGGCGACCAGGCTACTGAGCCCACGCTCCCGATGCCTGAGAAGGTCATTGAGATGCTGAAGGCCAGCACCGAAGCCGCCGGCTGATCCACCGGCAGAGAAACTTTTTAAGCGGGGCTCTCTTCACCGAGGGCTCCGCTTTCTTTAATTTTTGAAAGGAGAAAGCACCATGCTTAAGAAAACTATCGCTTACACCGACTACAACGGCACCCCTCGCAAGGAGGATTTCTACTTCAACCTGACTCAGGCCGAGGTGACAGAGCTTGAGGTTTCCGTCGAAGGTGGCCTTGTCGAGATGATTAACCGCATCGTGGCCGCACAGAACGGCAAGGTCATCATTGAGACTTTCAAGGACATCATTCTGCGCGCCTACGGCGAGAAGTCTCCCGACGGCCGCCGCTTTATCAAGAACCAGGAAGTTCGCGATGCTTTCGCCCAGACTGAGGCGTACAGCAACCTGTTTATGGAACTGGCGACCGACGCCAAGGCCGCAAGCGAGTTTGTCAACGGCATCGTTCCTCCTCAGGCTGCAAAGGCGGTTCCCGCTGACCAGAGCGCCGAGGCTCCTGCCGTTCCCGAAACCTGATGACAATGAGGACCGGCGATGCTGAAGATCACAGTGCCGGCTACCGAATTGTTTGACGGAGTCGGAAACTTTATCAACACCAAGGAGCAGACGCTTCAACTGGAGCATTCGCTGGTCTCTCTTTCAAAATGGGAAGCGAAATGGCACAAGCCCTACTTGTCCCGCAAGCCGATGACCTTTGAAGAGACAATCGACTACATTCGGTGCATGACGCTGACACAGAATGTCGACCCGAATGTGTATAAAGCGATCACTCCATCAAATTTGAAGACGGTCACTGACTACATTGACGCTCCGATGACCGCTACGACCATCTCCAATGCAAAGAAAAAGGGTGGAAGCCGTAAAATCGTCACGGCAGAGGTCATTTATTATTGGATGATCTCCTACGGTATCCCGTTTGAGTGCCAGAAATGGCATCTGAACCGACTGCTGACCCTTATCAATGTGTGTAATGCGGAGGGGTCGCCGCCTCAGAAGCTTCCGAGAGCGGAGGTTGCCGCGCAGTATAAAGCGCTGAACGCCGCCCGACGAAAGCAGTGGAATACAAGGGGGTAACACCATGACAGAACGGCAGATTTTTGCTTTTCTGAAAAGTCAGGGGCTCAGCGATGCTGGTGCTGCCGGCGCCATGGGAAATATGTTTGCGGAGAGTGGGCTGAAAAGCCAGAATCTGCAAAACTCCTATGAAAAGAAGTTGGGCTATACCGACGCTTCCTATACCAAGGCTGTGGATAACGGTACTTATCGGAATTTTGCTTCTGATAAAGCCGGCTACGGCCTTTGCCAATGGACTTACTCGACGAGAAAGGCGGCACTGCTGGCGTTTGCCAAGACTTGCGGTACTTCCATCGGTGATGCGGAAATGCAGCTTAAATTCTTCATGAAAGAGCTTCGTGAGGAATATCCGGCTGTCCTTTCCGTGCTGAAAACTGCCACAACGGTACGCGAAGCGTCCGATGCGGTTCTCCTCAAGTTTGAACGGCCTGCCGATCAGAGCGAGGCTGCGAGAGCAAAGAGAGCTGCTTATGGACAAGCATACTACAACACTCTGACCGGAAAGGAGACAACTATGTTCACCAATAGTCCGCTGGTGTCTTACACGAGAATCTCGCCGAATAAGACACCGAACAGAAACCATGCAATCGACACGGTTACGATTCACTGTATCGTTGGACAGTGGACTGCGAAGCAGGGATGCGATTATTTCGCTACCACGAATCGCCAGTGTTCTGCCAACTATGTGGTTGGAAAGGACGGCTCGATCGGCCTGTCCGTTGAGGAGAAAGACCGTTCCTGGTGCTCTTCCTCCGCGAGCAATGATAACCGTGCCATTACCATTGAAGTGGCAAGCGACACCACACACCCTTACAAGGTAACGGACGCAGCCTATCAGTCTTTGATCGCCTTGCTTGCCGATATTTGCAAGCGAAACGGCATCAAGGAGCTGAAATGGAAGGCTGACAAGTCCCTTATCGGCAAGGTGGAGCAGCAGAACATGACGGTACACCGCTGGTTTGCGCCTAAGGCCTGCCCCGGCGATTATCTTTATAACCTTCATGGTCAGATCGCTGCTGAGGTCAACAAGCGTCTCGGCGTTTCCGGCAGCACGACGCCTGCTGCCACGCCTCCGAAGGCCACTAAGCCGTATCGGGTCAGGGTAAAGATCAAGAATCTCAACATCCGCAAAGGCCCAGGCACGCAGAATGCATCCAACGGCTTTATTGCTCCTGGCGTTTACACCATTGTAAGCGAGAGCAAGGGCACCGGCGCTTCGATGTGGGGTAAGCTGAAATCCGGCGCTGGCTGGATCTCGCTGGATTACTGCGAAAAGCTGTAAAAGGAGAAAGATATGATCACGTTCAGACAAAAGGGCGACTTCTCCAAGCTGACGAGGTTTTTGGAGAGAGCCAAAGAAACGGTGCATCTCGGAGACCTCGATCAGTATGGCCGAGCCGGAGTGGCCGCTCTTGCGTCTGCAACGCCTGTTGACTCCGGAGAAACAGCGCAATCGTGGTATTACGAGATCACGAACAAGAAAGGTTCTGTGAGCATCTCGTTTCACAATTCAAATATTCAAAATGGAGTTCCCATCGCCATCATTTTGCAGTATGGACATGGGACTGGAACCGGCGGCTGGGTAGCGGGACGCGATTACATCAATCCTGCTATCCGGCCTATTTTTGATCAAATCGCAAATGACGCATGGAAGGAGGTCACGAAGACATGAGTACAACGATTGACGAGAGAGTTGTTGAAATGCGATTCGACAACAGTCAATTCGAGGCGGGTGTGAAGACGAGCCTGTCCACACTTGACAAACTCAAAGAGGGTTTGGATCTGGACGGTGCGGCTAAAGGTCTGAAGGGCCTTGGCGACGCAGCTAAAAAGTGCGACCTTTCGACCCTTAGCAATTCCGTCGAGACTGTTCGGATGAAATTCTCGGCGCTCGAAGTCATGGCGGTGACCGCCCTTTCAAACATTACCAACTCGGTCATCAATACCGGAAAACGGATGATCGAATCGTTTACATTGGAGCCTGTCAAGCAGGGCTTTGACGAATACGAGCTTAAGATGGGCTCTATTCAGACGATCATGATGAGCACCGGCGCATCGTTGGAGGAGGTCAACAAGTATCTTCAGGAGCTGAACACTTACTCCGATAAGACAATTTACTCTTTCCAGGATATGACCTCCAATATTGGTAAGTTCACGAATGCCGGCGTCGGCCTTGAGGATGCTGTTATGGCTATCCAGGGCGTGTCGAATGTGGCTGCCGTATCCGGTGCAAATGCAAACGAGGCTTCCCGTGCGATGTATAACTTTGCGCAGGCCTTGTCCGCAGGATATGTCAAACTGATCGACTGGAAATCCATTGAAAACGCGAACATGGCAACGGTGGAATTCAAGACACAGCTTTTGGAGTCGGCTGTTGCGTGCGGAACTTTGACGAAAACCGCAGACGGAATGTATAAGACCGTCAAGGGAAATGTCATCGACGCCACACATAACTTTAACGATTCTTTACAAGATCAGTGGATGACGACGGAAGCTCTTGTCGGCACGCTTCGTAATTATGCCGATGAAACGACCGACATCGGCAAGAAGGCATTCGCGGCTGCACAGGATGTTAAGACATTCTCACAGTTGATGGACACCTTAAAGGAAGCTGCGGGCTCCGGTTGGGCCAACACATGGGAGATCCTCTTTGGTGACTTTGAAGAAGCCAAGGAATTGTGGACAGGTCTTAGCCAGACGATCGGTGGATTTATCGACACACAGTCTGATGCCCGTAATACAGTGCTTCAGGGATGGAAAGATCTTGGCGGCAGAACCGAGTTGATCGAGTCTCTGAAGAATACGCTGAAAGGCATTGGAACAGTCATCAAGCCGATCACAGAAGCCTTTCGTGATATTTTTCCACCGACAACGGCAGAGCAGCTTCACAATCTGACGGAAGGGCTGCTGAAGTTTACGGAAAAGCTGACGCTCAGTGACACGGCTTCTGAAAACCTGAAGGACACCTTTAAGGGGCTGTTCGCCATCCTTGATATTTGCAAGCAGGCGATCGGTGCGATTCTGGGACCGGTTGGTTCTCTTCTTGGAAAAGTGACCGGCTTGGGCGGCGGTGTTCTCGGCGTGACCGGCTCTATTGGAGAATGGCTCGTCAAACTTGATGAAGCGATCAAGAAGAATGATACCTTTGGCAAAAGCATTGAGAAGATCTCTGACTTTGTGAGCGGCGCTGTCACGGCCATCAAGAATTTTGCCGAGTCTGTTCGTGAATACCTCGGCCTGCCGACGCTGGACGAAGCAAAGGAGTCTTTGAAGGAACTCTTTGGCACGGCCAAGGAGAAGATCCAGGTTCCGGGACTGGAACTTCTGCACACAATCCTGGAGAAGCTGAAAGAGCGTGCCGGTCAGGTCAAAGACGCTATTGTTGGGCTGAAAGATGGCATCTCCGATGCGTTTTCTAAGATTGGCGGAAATACCGATGTGTCGAAATTCGCTGCATTGATTCAAGCACTATCCATCGCAGCTAAGAAAATCGGCGGTGGTATTTTCGATGCGGTCGGCAACGGCATCAATAAGATCGTAACTGCGGTGAGTAACGCTGATTTTAGCGGAATCATCGACCTACTGAACGGAATTTCTATCGGAGGTATTGCGATTGCCATAACCAAATTCACCAATAGTTTGACGAAGCCCTTTGACGAGGTCGGAGGTCTTCTTGACAATGTGAAGGGAATTCTGGATGGGGTTCGTGGATGCTTTGAGGCATATCAGACGCAGTTAAAAGCCGGAACTTTGCTGAAAATAGCAAGCGCTATTGCGATTCTGGCAGCATCCATCGTCGCGATTTCTCTTATTGATAGTGAGAAGTTATCTGCGTCACTTGGAGCTATTACGGTTCTCTTTGCCGAACTGATGGCATCTATGTCGGTCTTTACCAAAATCAGCGGAGATGTTAAAGGTGCAGTAAAGAGTTCGACGGTGATGCTCGCCATGTCAACATCTATCCTGATCCTTGCATCAGCTCTGAAGAAGATCGGTGACTTGGATGGAGGACAGCTTGCAAAAGGCGTTGCCGGTGTGACGGCCCTGATGGCTGCGATGGTCGGCGCTGTGAAGCTGCTCGGCATGGGTGGCGGTTCTTCGATGAAGGGCGCGACACAGATGATCCTCTTTGCAGCCTCCATCAAGATCCTTGCATCGGTCTGCACTGACCTTGCAACGCTTGAATGGAATGGGCTTGCAAAAGGGCTGACTGGTGTCGGTGTACTGCTGGCGGAAGTCTCGCTCTTTATGAACACCGCAAAGTTCAGTGGAAAGTCTTTGACAACAGCGGCGGGAATCGTCGTCCTTGCCTCGGCAATCAAAATCCTGGCATCCGCCTGCAAGGATCTCGGTAATCTCGACTTCGGACAGCTTGTGAAGGGGCTTGGCTCCATCGGTATTCTTCTGGCGGAGATCACAGTCTTTACCAAGTTGACTGGCGATGCAAAGGGTCTGGTGTCCACCGGGCTCGCGATGATCGGGATTGGCGCCGCTATGAAAATCTTTGCTTCCGCGATGGGCGACTTCGGAAGCCTTGACTGGAACCAGATCGTCAAGGGGCTTGTCGCTATGGGCGGCGCATTGGCTGAAGTGGCTATCGCTATGAAGGTGATGCCGAAGAACACGATAAGCGTTGGTGTTGGTCTGATCGCTGTTGGTGCAGCACTTGAGATCGTGGCAAACGCCCTTGGAAAGATGGGCGGTATGACCTGGGAAGAAATCGCAAAGGGGCTCGTCACAATGGGCGGCGCTCTGGCAGAGCTTGCCATCGGTCTGAATGTGATGAACGGTACTTTGCCTGGCTCTGCTGCCATGCTGGTGGCGGCTGGCGCATTGGCTGTTCTGACTCCGGTGCTGCTGGCTCTTGGCTCGATGAGTTGGAAGAGTATTGCCAAGGGGCTTGTGACGATTGCCGGTGCATTCACCGTGATTGGTGTGGCCGGTCTCGTACTGACTCCTCTTGTTCCGACGATCCTGGCACTTGCCGGGGCGTTTGCGTTGATCGGCGTTGGAACCGCAGCTATCGGAGCAGGTTTACTTGCGGCCGGTGCCGGACTGTCGGCTATTGCAGTCGGCATTACCGCCTTGGCCACTTCTCTCGGCGCAGGCGTGACCGTTATTGTGGCAGGACTCAGCACGATCATCACAGGTATCGCCGCGTTGATCCCCGCTGTTGCCGAAAAGCTCGGTGAGGCTATTATAGCGTTCTGCGGCGTGATCGCTCAGGGGGCTCCCGCGATCGGCGAGGCCGTCAAGGCGGTCATTCTCACGCTGGTTGATGTGCTGGTTGAGTGCGTCCCTGCAATCGCTGACGGTGCATTGGCCTTGCTGTCCGGCGTGCTCGCTTCTCTTGCAAACTATACTCCGGAAATCGTTGACTCTATTATGCTGTTCCTGATCAACCTGCTGAACGGCATTGCAGAGCGGCTGCCCGAACTCATTCAGGCGGCAATCAATGTGATCGCGGCATTCTTCTCCGGCATCATTGATGCTCTGGCAGGACTTGATACAAGCGTATTGGTGAAAACCATCGCCGGCATCGGTCTGCTGTCCGGCATTATGGTCGCATTGGGTGCGGTAGCTGCATTGATCCCAAGCGCTATGATAGGGGTGCTCGGCATGGGTGCTCTTATCGCTGAGCTGGCGATCGTTCTCGCTGCTGTCGGTGCCCTTGCGCAGATTCCCGGCCTTTCCTGGCTGATCGGCGAGGGCGGTAAGCTGCTGGAGCAGATCGGTACGGCGATCGGTGGGTTTGTCGGCGGCATTGTCGGCGGATTCATGAGTGGTATCTCCAGTCAGTTCCCGCAGATCGGCAGTGACCTTGCAGCGTTTATGACAAATGTTCGGCCGTTTATCGACGGTGCAAGCAGTATCTCTCCGGCGATGTTCAGCGGTGTGCAGGCATTGACAGACGCGATATTGCTGCTTACGAAGGCCGAGCTTGTGCAGGGTATTGCGTCCTGGTTCACGGGTGGTTCTTCTCTTTCGGATTTTGCTGATGAGCTCGTTCCGTTCGGAGAAAGCATGACGGAGTTCAGCAACGCAATCAGCGGGATGGACGCCGACCTTGTTTCCAAAGCGGCGACTGCCGGTAAGGCACTTGCAGAGATGGCCACAACGCTGCCGAACAGCGGCGGTGTAGTCGGCTTCTTTGCCGGTGAGAATGACATGGACAAGTTTGGAGAGCAGTTGGTTCCGTTTGGCAAGGCCATGAAGGACTACTCTCTCGCTGTCAAAGGAATGGATGTCGGTGCCGTCAGCAATTCCGCTTCTGCCGGTAAGGCGCTCGTGGAACTATCCAATACCATTCCGAACTGCGGCGGGCTTGTGAGTTTCTTCACCGGAGACAACAGCATTGCCGACTTCGGCGACCAGCTCGTTCTCTTCGGCAATGGTCTTGCGGCTTACTCCGCCTCTATCGAGGGTATCAACATTAGCAAGCTCTCCGGCGCGATCACACAGGTCGAGAAGCTGGTGGCGCTTGCCGATACGGTGAAGAATATGGATCAGTATGCATTTGTGAACTTTACGAATGCGCTGGTTCTGCTGGCAAACACAAGTATCCAAAACTTTACCGACGCCTTCTATAACAGTGGAGCTACCGTGAGCACGGCGGTCATCTATATGCTCAATTCCGCAGGCACGACCATCCGGCAGAACCAGACGATCGTTAATGTGGCGATGGCTGAGCTGATGCTTGCGATGGCCGCGACCGTGAAAGCACATACCACGAGCATGAATACCGCGGTCGTGCAGATGATGGTCGGCTTCAGCACCACGATCCGCAGCAACGGTGCTTCCGTGCGGACGGCGATGCAGTCTGTCATGTTGGTCGTTGTGGCAGAAGTGAACAACTACAAGGATCAGTTCAATGAAGCCGGCAGGAATGTTTCGCAGGGCTTTATCAACGGCATCCGCTCGAAGCTGAGCGGCGCCTCTCAGGCGGGCCGTGATCTGGGTCTTGCGGCGTTGAATGCGGCAAAGAAGGCGCTGGACAGCCATTCTCCCTCCCGCGAGTTTATCGAGCTTGGTAAAAACATTGGCGAGGGTATGACCATCGGTATCAACAATGCTATCGTTCCGGTTTCTTCGGCTGCGGCAAAGATGAGCGATGAAGCCATCAAGGTCGCGCAGAAGGGACTCGACTCCTTTAAGGATTGGGCGGAAGAGCGGAAATATTACAGCGAGCTCAGCTTGAAAGAGGAGCTTGCCGGATGGGAAACGCTCCAGAAGAAATACCGTGAGGGCAGTGAGGAACGAAAGCAGATCGACCGCGAGGTTTATCGTGTTCAAAATGAGTTGGTTACGGCCACTTATCAGTATTCGATGAACTGGATCGAAGAGCAGAAATCGTATAACAAGCTGACCCTTGCGGAGGAACTGGCTGCCTATAAGCGTGTTCAGAGCCGATATGCCAAGGGGACAGAGCTGCGGAAGAAGCTCGACCTGCAAGTTTACCAGTTGGAGAAAGAGATCAGCGACGCGCAGAAACAGTATATCTCTGATGTGCAGTCTGTGCAGAGCGAGGCGAACCAGAAGCGGCTCGACCTGGAGGAAGAGTACGCCGATAAGGTAAAGTCGATCAACGCGCAACTGGCGAGCGATATTCAGGCTGAGAACGACAAGTACGAGAATGCTCTGAAATCCCGCGAGGATTCCCTCTATAAGTCCTATGGCCTCTTTGACGCTGTGAAGGAGCGTGATGAGGTCAGCGGCGACACCCTGATGAAAAACCTTGAGGGTCAGGTCAAGGAATTTGGCGAATGGCAGGATATTTTAGAGTCTCTTGCCGGCAGAGGACTTGACAGTGACCTCCTTGAAGAACTTCAGGACATGGGTCCCGACGCGATCGCCCAGATCAAGGCGCTGAACAACATGAGCGACTCCGAGCTTGAGAAGTATGCTGACCTCTGGAAGGTCAAGCACGCAATGGCTCGCGAGCAGGCGGTCGGCGAATTAGAGGGGCTGCGCGAAGAGACCCAGCAGAATATTGCAAAACTCCGCGAGGAGGCCGATCAGGAGCTTACCGAGTATCGTGCTCTCTGGCAGGAGAAGATGAATCAGGTCACGGAAGACGCCAACGTCCAGTTGGAACAGCTCCGCAGAAGCTTTGAGGAAAAGGTTGGTCTTATCAAGAACAATACTGAGGATGAGCTTCAGGAGATGGCCGACACGGCGCAGAAGGTTCTGACGGAAGCTGGTTGGGATGAGACCGGCAGGCAGATCGTCAAGGGGCTTACTGAAGGCGTTCAGTCTGAGAAGTCCAGCTTTGTTGATGAGATCACGCAGATGGCTCTTGCAGGCGTACAGGCGGCGAAATCGACACTGGACATCCACTCTCCATCGAGGGTGTTCCGTGAGATCGGTAACTACACCGGTCTTGGTTTCGTGAAAGGTCTTCAGGACTATGTTGACCGCTCTTATGCTGCCGGTTCTGAGATGGCGGAGTCGGCCGAGGGCGGTCTTTCCGGTGTGCTCCAGACCATTGCCGACATTGTGAGCGGCGGGTTCGACATGGAGCCGGTGATCCGTCCTGTTCTGGATCTCTCTGCCGTATCGGCCGGAGCAGACGCCTTGAACAACCTATTCTATTCGCAGCGAGCGGTCGGCCTTGTCGGGCAGGCTGCCGTTGCATTTGAGGCACAGCGCGGCGGAAGCAGTCAGACAACCATTTCCGTCGACAATGACGATGTTGTGGCTGAACTCCGCACGCTTCGAGGTGAGATGGCTTCGATGCTGGAACGCATGGAGAAGCTGCGTGTTGTGCTGAACACCGGTGCGCTCGTCGGCGAACTTGCTGAACCGATGGATGCGGCGCTTGGGAAGCGGTCTACACAAAGAGGAAGGGGGATTTAAGTTGTACCATTCGATCACATTTGGCGATAAGAACACATGGGACGATTGGCGGCTTGTCCCCGCTTCCCGTCCGCTATTTAATCCGCCTGCACAAAAGGTAAAGACTCTGGACATTCCCGGTGGGGACGGCGTCATTGATCTGTCGCAAGCCCTCACCGGGTATCCGGTGTATCAGAACCGGACAGGGTCTATCGAGTTTATCGTCATGAATGACTTCAAACCATGGCACATGGCGTACTCGGACATCATGGACTATCTGCACGGACAGACCATGCGGGCAATCCTTGAGGACGATCCTGAATATTTCTACGAAGGGCGCTTCACAGTGAACGCCTGGAAGTCGGAAAAGGACTGGTCGCGGCTCGTCATCGACTACGATGTCGGCCCGTACAAGTGGAAAAACCTTTCCTCCATCGACAACTGGCTATGGGACCCGTTCAACTTTCAAAATGGAGTCATTCAGGCAGCTTTGTTCCGCAACATTGCGGTGACGACAGAGATGAAGGAGATCGAGCTGGACGCGGTGATGTACGGACGAGCTCCGGTATGCCCCAGATTCATTGTGCAAAGCAGTGAGGGGCGCGGCGTTCATGTCCGATTTGTCAACCGTCAGCTCAGCATCGACCTGACAAAGCTTTTGCCGGAGGGAACCATTCAGATCCCTGAGTTTATTCTGTTTGGCGACTATGGCGGAACGATCTATCTTTGGGTCGACGAGGGAACGGGGACCGTGTCCGTTGATTTCAGACAAGGGAGGTTGTAAGCGATGTATTCTGTTTATGCCGATGGTGTCTGCATCTACAATGATGCCTTCGCATTGGACAACATGAAGCTTGCAAGCCCCAAGCTGACGCTGGAGGACAACGCAGCCGGTTCCTTTGTGATGACGGTTCCGCCCTCCAATCTCGGATACGGCACCATCATCCGTATGGTGACTGACATCGCCGTCCACAAGGACGGAAAAGAGATCTGGGCGGGTCGCGTCCTATCTGAAAACGAGGACTTTTACCGAAACCGGGTGCTTACTTGCGAGGGCGAGCTTGCATTCTTCAACGACAGCACACAGCCGCCTGCGGAGTACGCCGGAGGGACGATCCGTGAGTACCTTGAGGCGATGATTGCCATTCACAACGCAAAGGTCGGAGACAACCGGAAGTTCACCATCGGCATTGTTACTGTGGTGGATGAAGATTTTCCAACTTATTACACCAACTATGAAAAGACCATCACGATCTTGAATGCGTTGGTGGCGCAGTACGGCGGTCATCTGAGGGTGCGTAAGGAAGACGGCATCCGCTATCTCGACTATTTGGCGGATTACCCCGACACTTGCAGCCAGATGATCCAGTTCGGCTCTAACCTCATTGAACACACCAAGGGATGGGATATGACGGAGTTTGCAACGGTCATCGTTCCGCTTGGCAACAGGCTTGACAAGAGTAAGATCGAGGCATTGGACGCCTATCTGACCGTGGAGAGCGTGAATGAGGGCAGCCTTTATGTCCAGTCCTCCGAGGCTGTGAAAACCTATGGCTGGATCGAGAAAACAGTGACATGGGACAGCGTTTCTGATCCTGAAGCGCTGCTGGAAAAGGCGAAGGCATATCTTGCCGACTTGCAGTTCGACAACATGGAACTGGAAGTGAGTGCCCTTGACCTCCATTATCTCAACGCGAATGTGGAAGCAGTGAAGCTGCTGGACGAGATCCGCGTGATCTCGCGGCCGCATGGCCTTGATCGTGTATTTCCTGTCACGAAGCTGGAGATACCTTTGGACAGCCCGGAGAATACCAAGTTTACGCTCGGCGACACGGTGCAGACAAGCCTTACCAGTGTGAACAACCAGATCAGCGCCGCTATCCTTGAGAAAATCGAGGGTCTCCCTAAGGCACACAACATCCTGAAAGAGGCAAAAGAAAACGCCACGCAGATCATGACAGCGGCCACGACCGGCTACATCACGATCACACGGGACGAATACGGTTCTGACACGCTTTATATTTCCAACATCCGCGACTATACCAAAGCCGACAAGCTCTGGAAATGGAACATGAACGGCCTTGGCTACTCCAAGGATTATGGAAAGACCTTTGGGCTTGCCATCACAATGGATGGTTCTATTGTGGCAGACTATATCACGACCGGTGTTCTCAATGCCGATGTGATCCGCGCCGGTACGCTGAAAGATTACGGCGGAAACTTCTCGCTTGACTTCGAGACCGGCAAGCTGACGATGAAGAAAGGCTCCATCGACATTGGAGGCGGAAACTTCACTGTTGACGAGGAAGGTAACCTGACCGCACGCCGAGGCACCTTTGCGGGTACTCTGGCTGCGGCGAAAGGCACCTTTAGCGGCACGCTGGTCGGTGTGGACGGAAACTTCAAAGGGGTGGTTCAGGCTTCTGACTTCCTTGACAGAGCGGGCAACAGCATGATGGATGACGAGCGATTCAAGTCCAAATACCTGAGCGTCTACGGGCTTACTGTTACCAACGGCGTCCGCACGACCTTTGCTGTTGATTCCAGAGGTTCCGTTACCATAGACGGTAAGGTGACGCTGTCCGCCGGAAGCACGATCAACTGGGCGTCCGTGACGAACCAGAACCTCACCTCCAACCCCGCCTACTCGCTGGCAAGCACGGCGAATGCAAACGCGGCCACCGCAAAGAGCGCGGCAGACGACGCTTACGATGAGGCTTCTGCTGCATGGTCGAGAGCAAACAAGGCCTATCAGGATCGGTGCACTGACCAGAATGTATTTGATGTGCTCACCTCCGGTGGTACGAAATTCGGTATTTTCAGTGACTCGTACAGCGGACGGCTTTACATCAATGCCGATTATATTCGCTCCGGCACCATCAATGCCGATTATATCGACCTGTCGTGTGATTATGGTGGATTCTGCAAAGGGCATGGCTCTGACGGTCAGCATACGACCTACGGTGCGATGATGTATGGTTCTAACGGTCCTGGTTGGGAGCCTTATATTATTGTTACCAATGCTGGCGCCCGTATCTCCGGTTCCGGAGCAGACCTTGTTGTTTCCAGCGGCATCACCATGAGCGAAGAGCCAAGTTACGGTTCCGATCTAAGGATCAAGAACAGCATCGACTATGATCTTGCCTCTTATGAGGCGTTCTTCCTGGCGCTGAAGCCATCCACCTTCAAGTACAACAAAGGTACTTCCGGGCGGAAACATTTCGGCTTCATCGCGCAGGATGTAGAACAGGCAATGCTTGACACCGGACTGACATCGGATCAACTTGCGGCGCTTGTTAAAGACCCTGTCAAAGAGATCCTTTCGGATGGCATCACAGACTACCGTTACAGCATCCGATACGGTGAACTTATCGCGCTCAATACGCACATGATCCAGAAACTCTATCAAATGGTCGAAGAACTGCTTCAGCAAAAGGAGGGATAATGTTGAAGAAACAGCTTAAAAATTCAGAAATGGTCGTGATGGTCCAGAACCTGCGGCCGCTTCTTCAGCTCCGCAACAAGATCGGCTATATCGCCGCGAGGAACTTCCGGATGCTTTCTACTGCTTTGACTGAGTATGAAGCATTCAAACACGACCTCATCAACAAATACGGAGAGCCTGACAAGGATGAAAGTGGCAACGAGACCGGAACCATTTCCATCAAGGTGGGCTCTCCTAATTTTAAGGCCTTCTGCGACGAGCTTGCCCCGTTTAACGAGATTGAGCATGAGGTCGAGCTGATGACCGCCAAGTATGAAGATACGATCGGCTGTCTTAGCGGCGAGGAGATCCTGCTGCTCGACTGGATGCTGGAGGACTAAGGAAGGAGTGATTTAGATGGCTGATATCAGCAGCTTTCTGAAAAAAATCCTCAGCGCCATTTATGGCGAAGAGGTTCGCGGCTCCATCCATGATGCTCTGGCGGCGATGAACACGGAGTCCAGCAGCGCGATGGAGTTTGCCTCCACAGCCAAGGATTCCGCGCAGGCAAATGCCGCGGCTGCCAAGAAGTCCGCCGAAGATGCCGAGAAAAAGGCGACAAGCGCCTCTGAATCCGCTGCGGCGGCTGCACTCTCCGAGGGAAGCATCAAGACCTCTGAGGAAAATGTCAACAAGCAGGCAGCAGACGCAAAAGAAGCTGCCGCCGGTGCTAAGGCGTCCGAGACAGAGGCGAAGAACTCGGAAGAGATCGCCAAGCAGAAGGCCCAGGAGGCCACAGACGCCAAGACAGCGGCGACACTTGCCGAAGGAGAAGTCAAAGCTGCCGAGGAGCGCGTGAGAACCATCCGCTCGGAGGCTGAGACGCTGGGCGCACAGGCTACTGCTGACCGCAACGCAGCAGAAGAGGCCCGTGCTGCTGCGGAAGCTGCGAGAGACGCGGCGGCGAACAGTCAAAATGGAGCAAAAGCATCGGAAGATGCCGCTGCTGTGTCGAAGACTGACGCTGAAGCCGCTAAAACCGCTGCTGTGGACGCCCGTGACAAGGCGCAGACCGCTAAAACGGCTGCCGAGAACGCGCGGGAGTCCGCCGAGAATTCTGAGGCAAACGCCAAGACTTACAAGGAGTCTGCCGCAGAGAGCGCCGCGACCGCACAGCAGTACAGCGGCAAACCACCCAAACCGGAAAACGGTACCTGGTGGATCTGGGACGCTGAGAAGGGTGCCTATGTGAACACCAACATCAGCTGCGAGCTGACCGGCCCGACCGGTAATGGTATCCAGAGCATTCAGTTGACGCAGGGCAATCATACTCCCGGCTCGACTGATATTTACACCGTTACGATGACAGACGGAAGCAAGTACAACATCGCTGTCTACAACGGTCTGAACGGAACGGGTACGGGCGATGTGCTCGGCATCCATTTCGATCTGGTGCTGCCAGCCTCCGGATGGTCGAACGGTTCCATCACCGTGGCGGAGAGCCGCCTTGTAGCCGCCGCCAAGTACAAATACCTCATTGATGCGTATGAAGCCAGCCGTGAAGAGTATCTCGAATGCAGTGTGCGTCCGAAAGACATCTCCACGACCGGCTTCATCACATTTGTGAACGATACCGACCCGATCAAAGACATCACGGTGAACATCGTGCGTCTTGAACTGTCGGTCAATGCCGAAGAAGGAGGCGAATGATTTGAAAATCGCGATCAAAAGCTGCTTCACCACGCTGGTGGAGGACACTACACTGATCCAGAACGCAGCGACGCCTTATCCGGTCGAATTCGCCTTCAGCAATGATTGGGACGGGTTCGCAAAGACTGCGCTCTTTGAGGCAGGCGGTGTCAGCATGGCTGTGGTGCTGAGCGAAGACAAGTGTGACATTCCTGGCGAATGCCTGAAGAAAGGCGGTATCCCGCTGAAGATCGCCGTTTATGGCGTCAAGGGCGAGGAACGGAAGTCGACGGGCTGGCATGTGACCAGCAAGATTCTCTTCCCGGCCAATATCAGCGTTGGCACAGGCGGCTCCGGAGACCCGATGGGCGATGAAGCCTACAAGCAGATCATGGGAATCATCGGCGACCCATCGACGGCTGGTTTTGGCAACAAGACGCTGACCGAGGTGATCGTTGAGATCCAGAGGAGCATTTCCGGAACGGCCTCGGATAAAGAGGTGGACGATATTCTGAACGACGCCTTTGCTTCGAGCGACCCGGGCGGAAGCACACCCGACAACACCGCTTCTGACAAAGAAGTGGATGACCTACTCAATGATGTTTTCGGCGAACAGCCGTGAACAAATATATTTAAGGGGGACATGCAATATGTCTACTACCAAGCACACTACTATTGAACAGCTCAAGAAACTGGCGCTGCGCACCAAGAATGAGATTGGCCTTGTCGATGCTAAGGTTGCCGGCCTGACCACTAAGGTCAATGACCTGGTGACTGCCGGCGGCGAGCCTAACAAGCTGGAAGGCATCAAGGTCAACGGCACTCTGCTGGCTCTGACCGATAAGATCGCCGACATCCTCATCGCTGAGGGCAAGACCAACGGCACCATCTCCGCCAACGGCGTTGATATTCCCGTTCACGGTCTGGCTGCTCTGGCCTACAAGTCTGAGGTTGCTGAGAGCGATCTGGCTGCCGCTCTGAAGGCCATCATCGACGCCAAGGCGAAGCAGGCTGACCTGGATACCCTGACCGGCAACGGCGAAGGCTCCATCAGCAAGATGATCGACGCTGCTATCAACAAGTTCGCCACTGATGTGACCGACGACAATGTGGTCAACAGCTACAAGGAGCTGATCGACTGGGTTGCCAAGCACGGCCCTGAGGCGACCAAGATGGCCGGTGGCATCAGCGAGAACAAGACCGCTATCGCCGACCTGAAGACTCTTGTCGGCACGCTGCCCGAGGGTGCGACATCTACCACCGTTGTCGCCTACATTACCGAGGCGATCAATGCTCTGAGCATCGGCGATTACGCCAAGACGACTGAGGTGACTGCCGCGATCAGCACCGCCCTTGAGTCTTACTACACCAAGACCCAGGTTGACGAAACCTTTGCCAAGAAGACCGATATCGTGATGGCTACCGACGCGGAAGTCGAAGCCATGCTGACCGAAGTCTTCGGCGCTCAGGCTACCGTCTGATCCAGCATATGTGAGCGGGGGATGGGCTTCCTGTCCCCCGTTCCACCTTTTGAAAGGAAGGTAACAACACATGGCAGAGCATAAGCTTTCCACATTTGACCAGCTCAAAAAGCTGGCACTTGCGGGGAAGAGGGATTCCGCCAAGCAGGTAGCTGAATTAGCGGAGCTTGTTGCCGCCGGACTGGAGGATCTCCAGCATATCGGCATCTCTGTTACTCTGCCGGCCGCGAATTGGAGCGGCGGAGCGCAGACTGTTGCACATGCTTCCCTCTTAGCTGACAGCAACTATATTTATCTTGTAGGCGCAGACGCCGGTACCCGTAATGTGTACGACAATTATGGCGTGAGCGCAGACAATGTAACTACGAGCGGGCAGATGACTTTCCGGTGCGATACGACGCCGACCGTTGACTTGTCCGTCTTTATCATTCGACTGGAGGTCGGAACAGATGAGTAATGTTGGCAAGGTATTCAACCTTTCCGGCGGCGGTGGCAGCGGCTCTCCGAAGATGGAAAGTCTGACTATCGCCACCACGCCCAACAAGACGGTCTATAAGTCCGGTGAAACTTTCGACCCCACCGGCATGGTCGTTGTGGCAAACTACGGCGAAGGTCTGATGGCAAATGTGACGGGTTACACCGTCTCTCCCTCCGTTCTTACGGACGAGGTGAGCGAAGTTGTCATCACCTACACCGAGGGTCGCATCACGAAGACCGCGAAGGTTGCCGTGACAGTGGAAAAGGTGCTTGTCGGCATCGCCATCACCACGCAGCCAGCCAAGACGGTCTACCAGTATCAGGAGAGCCTTGATCCGACGGGCATGGTCGTGACTGCGACTTTCTCGGACGGGAGCACGGCGGCGGTACTGGATTACACCTATCCGACGACGAACTTCTCTACACTGGGGCGCCAGGTCATGAAGCTTGAATACACCTACGAAGGTGTTACGAAGAGTGTCGACCTTGTTGTTACGGTGCAGGGCAAGACCATTGCTGTTCCGACGCAGACGAATATTCCGACCTACAACGGTTCGGACAAGACGCCGAGCTGGAACGGCTACGATCCACTCAAAATGGAGATCTCCGGTGTGACGAGCGCCTTTGATGCAGGCAGTTACACGGCGATCTTCAAACTGTCCTACGGCTATCTGTTCCCGGACGGCACGGATGAAGCCCGCGTAAAGTGGACGATCGACCGCGCTGTCATCTCGGCTCTGCCGACGCAGACGGGGACGCTTGTTGCCGATGGAACGAGCAAGACGCCGAGCTGGAGCGGCTATGACACCAGCAAGATGACCATTGGCGGCGATACCTCCGGTACGGCTGCCGGTGAGTACACGGCGACCTTTACGCCGACTTCCAACTACAAGTGGTCGGACGGCAGTACGGGCGCCAAGGAAGTGAAGTGGACGATCATCTCGGTTCTCGTTTCTATTCCTTCGCAGAGCGGTACGCTGACCTACAACGGCAGCGCCCAGACGCCGAAGTGGCGGAATTTCGACAATGAGAACTCCTCTGTGAGCGTATCTGCCAAGACGAATGCCGGCGATTACACGGCGACCTTTACCTTGAAGAAGGGTATGTGGACGGACGGTACGACCGCGGCAAAGAGCATCAAGTGGACCATCGGCAGAGCTACCATCGCGGCGGTCCCAGCCCAGAACGGCACGCTTGTCTATGACGGCAACCCGAAGACTCCTTCGTGGAATACCGCCTATGACTCGGCAAAGATGACCGTTTCCGTGACGGCCGCTACCAACGCAGGCACTTACAGTGCTACCTTTACGCCGACTTCCAACTACAAGTGGTCGGATGGCAGCACCGGAGGCAAGACAGCATCGTGGACGATCGGCAAGGCCGCGAACAGCGTGACCAATTCGCCGAGTTCCATCGTTCTGAAGAGCAGTGCCAAGACCGCCACCTTTACGGTGAGCCGCAAGGGCAACGGTACGATCACAGCCACCTCGAACAACACGAGCGTCGCGAAGATCAAATCCATCAATCAAAGCACCGGCGTTGTGACCGTGGAGAGCGTGAACGACACGACCGGCACGGCCAAGATCACCGTCAAGGTCGCCGAGGGGACGAACTACAAGGCGGCTTCTGATACGACGGTCAATGTGACGGCCACTTTCGTCACGATCTACGGCGTTGAGTGGGATTGGACGAGCAGCGGCCAGACCAAGGGCACTCGTACGGACGCGGCGGCCAGCTTCGGCGATCCTTCTCCGGCGGTGAACAACGGCAGTGGCTCTTCTCCCTTTGACAACCTGATGCCGTGGTCCGGTATGGTGAAGGAGACCCGCAGCGGCGGCGTTGAAGTCAAAGAGCCGAAGTATTGGTTCAAGTGGACAAAGACCGGCAAGAAGTTGAAGCTCCAGATCGCGGACGGTTATGTCGAGGGATTCTCCGTTGACCCTGTAAACAGGGACCGCGGGGACGGCCTTGGCGAGCTGGACTACTCCTACATCGGCCGTTATCACTGCGCCAGCGGTTATAAGTCCACCACGGGCGCCGCACAGCAGGTAAACATCACGAGAAGCCAGGCGAGAACCGGCATCCATAACCTCGGCGCTAACTTCTGGCAGATGGACTTTGCTCAGTTCTGGTATGTGAACATGCTGTTCCTCGTGGAGTTTGCCGACTGGAACGGCGAGCGCATCGGCAGAGGCTGCTCCACGAGCGGTTCCAAGATGAACAATGGTCAGACCGACGCGATGGGTTACCACACCGGTACGACTGCGGCAAACCGCGACAGCTACGGCTTTACGCAGTATCGCAACATCGAAGGCTGGTGGGACAATGTTTATGACTGGATGGACGGCTGCTATTACAACAATAACGGCCTGAATGTCATCAGCAATCCCAACAACTTCAGCGACAGCGCGAATGGCACGCTGGTCGGCACGCCCTCTTCGGGCTATCCGTCCGACTTCACCATTCCGACAGCAAGCGGTCTTGAATGGGCACTGTTCCCGAGCGCAGCAAACGGCAGTCAAACGACCTATGTCCCGGATTACTGGTACTTCTACGGTAGTTACCCGTGCCTGTACCATGGCGGGTACTATAACCAGTACCAGAATCACGGTCCGTTCTACGTCTACTGCTACAGCACGTCGAGCTCGTACGGCAACATCGGCTGTCGCCTCCAGGAACGCCCGCCAAAGGCGGCGTGACTGTTCCCCTGAAGAGGTAGGGGTGCAGGGGTGAGGGGGCCGCAGCCCCTTCCCCTTGCATTTCACTGATATTTTTAAGAAAACAATAATTTTACATTTGGGGTCAACTGTGCAGCAGACGATGGTCCCGGATAACTGGAACTTCAACGGTAGTAACCCGTGCCTGTACCATGGCGGTAACTATAACCAGAACCAGAATCACGGTCCGTTCTACGTCAACTACAACAGAACGTCGAACTCGAACGACAACATCGGCTGTCGCATCCTTGCTAAGCCACAGGCTAACCCTCCATTTGGTAGTAGGGGTTCCTCACCCTTTCTATATCGCACGGTTGACCGCACAGCACTTGCTGAAGAAAAGCCGACAGGACACAGCTTAGTACACTTCGGGCCAGGTCTCGCCTTGGAACACCCCGCGGCGCTGGAACGGTTGTGAGGCTACAAGGAGGAAAAACATCCCTGATGAAACGAGTTCGAGTTTACAAAGAGATCATATCTGACGAAAACCTTCGTCTGGCAATTCAGGAAGTGAACGCCGGCCATCGGCGAAACGGCAATCACAGCCTGAACAAAAAGGTCATTGAGATCGAAAATAATATGGATGAATATGTGGAGAAGCTCCGAGCATTCATCCAAGGTCTGGTCGACGGAGACGAGCACATGCACCCTCCCCTCAAGCGACGGCGCTGGGACCGCAACGCGGACAGCGGCAAAGGCAAATGGAGAGACATCAACGAGCCGCTTCTGTGGCCGGACCAATATGTTCACCACGCTGTTGTGCAGCCGATGATCCCGCACATTATGCGGAGCATGGACCGGTACTGCATCGCAAGCGTCCCCGGCCGAGGGAACTCCTACGGCGTCAAGGCATTGAAGAAGTGGATGAAGAACGATGTGGAGGGCACCAAGTATTGCTGCGAGTGCGACATCTACCACTGCTTTGAGGAGCTTGATCCGCCGTATGTCATCGAAGCCTTGAAGCGGGTGTTCAAGGACACCGAAACGCTCTGGCTGTGCGACGCCATTATGGAATACGGAGTCCTCATCGGCGCATTCTTCTCCGCATGGTTTCTCCATTTGACACTCCAGCCCTTAGATCTGATGATCCATCAAAAGCAGTATGGCGTATCACACTATCTGCGGCAGATGGACAACTTCACGATCTTCGGTTCCAACAAGCGAAAGCTGAGGAAGTTGCTGGAGGATATCAAGAAGTGGCTTGCCGAGATCGGAATGAAGATCAAAGGTAACTGGCAGATATTCCGAGTCGGGTTTACGCCCAAGGTCGAAAGAGCGCATCAGGCTTTACCGAAGAAAAAGCAGCGGCACCGCCGTCCGCGCTTACCATCAGCTCTGGGATACCGATTCGGACACGGTTACACGATCTTGCGAAAGCACAATCTATTCCGGCTCAAGCAATCGCTTCATCTTTACTACTACCGGCGAGACAGGAACCGAGTCATCTCGTTTAAGAGGGCTTCAGGGCTGATCTCACGGCTCGGACAGCTTCGCAAATGCAATCATCAGCAGGTTTTGGACAGGCATTACCAGCCCAAGACGATGTTTGCACTGAAGAAAGTCGTCCGAAAGGAGTGCATAAGACTTCAGGCATTATATCCGCCATACCAGGCGGCATAAAAAGGAGTGATTTTCATGAAAGTACAGGGAATGGTCAACCCCGGCAGCTTTACTGTGGAAGAGATCCCCGGTACCAAACGAAGTCTTGTCCGTCTCTACCAGAATGTGGAGGCGTGCAAGATCTCTAAGGATGCCGAGGACAAGGAAGGCCTTGACGGGTTCCAGTATGACGAATACTGCGTTGAGGTCGAGAGTTGGCCCGGACTTGCTGCCAGCGTGCGGGAGAACTACGACGCCTACCTTGCAAAGGGTAAGGACAATGAGGTCGACCGCAGTAACGATGCGTTGTTCCGCGCTCAGAAAAACACAGACTCCATCGTCCAGGATACGGACGCGATGAGCGTGGATCACGAATACCGACTGACCCTGCTTGAGCTGGGTCTCTCGGAATAATTGAGAAAGGAGGAAAACGACTATGCTGTATCGCACTCTGAAGCGCATGATCGAGCGCGGCCAGACCAACGGCCTTGAGGAAAAGATCGACATTTTCTTCGCAGCCGGCAAGCTGACCGAAAGCAAGTATCAGGAGCTCATCGCCATGCTCAAGGCAGAATGAACGCACCGGAGGATTGAGATGTGACTATTCAAGAGATTTTAGCCGGCGGGGGCGGTCTGCTCCTGATCCTTATGACCCTGGTGCAAATCGCCCCCGTCAAAATCAACCCCTGGTCGGCACTCGCCAAAGCCATTGGCAAGGCGATCAATGCTGACATTTCAAAGCGCCTCGACGAGATCGAGAAAAAGCTGGACTCACATATCAAAACGGATGATCAAGGCCGGGCCGATGACTGGCGAGCGGCGATCCTTCGCTTTAACAATGAGCTGCTTCGTCCGATCCGTCATACGAAGGAAGAATTCGTAGAGGTACTTGGGTATATCGACAAGTACGAGCATTATTGCGAAAAGAACCCTGAGTATCCAAACAGCCGCGCGGAAATTGCCATTGAGAACATTCGAGAGGTGTATAAGGTACGGCTGAAGAAACGAGACTTCCTTCAGGACGAGGATAAGAAGGAGGTGGCGGGGCTGTGAGCAGGTGGGGCATCGGCCTTTCCGAGAAAATGAAAGCCTGCAAAGAAGCGGAACCGTTCACTGATATTTTGGAGGGGGATGGGGGTGTTCCTGAAAAGGACCCCCCGTCTTCTTCCAAAGCAGGGTTCAAGGTCACCACGATGAAGATTATCGTGTGGGTCTGTATTCTCAACGGACTTGCATGGGTATGGTGCAGCTATATCCTTGCATTGCTCGGACGGGAGCAGATCGCAGAGGCTTTGTCACAGGTCGCGCTCAAGGAGATCATCGGCGTGGTGCTGATCTACGGTCTCAAGGCGCTGTTTGAAAACCTGAGTAAGAACAATTCATGGCCTGACAAGGGAAACTCTACTCCGCCCGAAGACGGAGTGGGATAACAGGAGGAAAAGAATATGGAGAGTGTACTGAACTGGTCTGTCATCATCAGCATCATTGGTGTACTGGTGGTGCTGACGAACATTGTGGTGCAGGTGCTCAAGAAAGTAACCTGGGACAAGCTGCCGACGAATGCTCTGGCGGTGATCGTTTCGCTGGTGCTGACGCTCGGCGCTTTCTTTGCATATTGTTCCATCAAGGGGATCGCCGTTGTGTGGTATATGGTGTTTGCCGCAGTGGTCCTCGCGTTCATGGTGGCTTATGCGGCAATGTTCGGATTTGACAAGCTGAAAGAAGCACTTGCGCAAATCCATAAGTAGTGATTAGAGGTCGAAAAAGGTGTAGGAGAGCCGGTTATTTCTTGACTACTCCTACACCTATGGCCTAAAAGTGGCGTGGGGACTGGATTGGATGCTTCTACAATATAAAAACTGGAACTATAAACACATATCCACTTATTGAGCGAATAAGAATATCAGAAATGGGTAACATATTTTTATCTCCTTTGCTTACTCTAAAAATTTGTTTAACTCTATCATTTCCTATGGTTGGAACAATTATATCATATTCCATATCGAAAGTACATCTTTTTATCGTTCCGGCTGTCGTTTTGCTTCAATCTTTCTAATGCAATACCCAACACAAGGGGACTGTCCCTTGTAAGGGCAGGAAGCGCAAGCCGGGGGATAAGGAACAGGCGGAGCATTATCACGCCGCCCGTTCGGTTTCTGTATCATCATCTTTTCAAAGGGATTGTCGGTAAACAGGGTCATAGGGTTTCTTCCTCCGTTTCTTCATCTTCGGGAGTTTCCCCGGTATCTGCTTCCGGCTCGTCCTCGTCGTAGTCCTCAAATTCAAAATCTTCAAGGTCGGTATCGCCCTTTACATTCTGCTTCGGCTTTAGAAACTTAAAGTAGTAGAACGCTGCGCCGCCACCAAGCAGGGCAAAGAGGACTAAGGCAAGCACCACACCGGGATTGCCGCCTTTTCCTTTCGGTTCTTCCGGCTGCTCGGTTGGTGTTGGGGTAGGTTCTTTGCCTGTGCAGCCTGTCATACTGGTAACACATACCGGGCAGGACGTGTTTACCTTTCCGGCTTCGCATTTCTCCGTACAGTTACAGATTTCCGGCTTTTTGGCAGCTTCGCCGTTTTCGGTCAGTGCCATAAGGTCGGCTTCGTCCACTTGATTTAGGAAATGTACGGTCTGTTCGCCCTCGGCGGCGCGGTCAATGAGGATATAGAAATAGTTGCCGCCTTTGGTGGTAACAGTGATAAGCTGCTTATTGCCGCCGTAATCGTCAACCAGTGTTGCGTTTCCCTTTGGGGTAAGGGGCGGCGTTTCCTCTTTTTCCTCCACAACTACGTTGCTGTCGTTGGTCGCGTCCCCTGCGGGCGGCTCTGTGGCTGCGCCCTGTGCATAGGCAGGGACAGAAAAACCGCCCATAAGGATAAGGGCGGCACAAAGGGCAGTCATGGTCTTTTTCAGTTTATTCTTCATCTGCATTTTCCTCCTGTTCTTCGTAGTCTGCCGCTTCGGTAGCGTGTGCGGCGTTCATGCCGGGAATACCGCTGCCGGACAGCATAGCGTTCAGTTCCTGCGGGGTCAGACGCATAGCTCGTACAAGCTGCACGATTTCAAGGTTTTCCGCTTCGGTTTTCTGCGCTTCCAGTCCTTTTAACTTGTTCTGATACTCTGTGATTTTCTCGCGGGTCTTTGCGATTTCCTTATTGATACGGTCGATTTTATTGTTTGCCATAGGTCATTTCTCCTTTCTTTTTGGGGCTGCTTTACCAGTTCATCAGCCCATAGCCTTTGATACATTGATAGTTAAGGTCATAGCTCTTTATCTTGCAGGCGTCGCCGGAATTGCCCTCAACGGTATAGACGCGGCTTCCGTCCCTGCCAAGCACAAGCCCCACATGGTCTGCAACACCGTCTAAATCCCAATCGAAAAAGATAGCGTCGCCCGGTGCGATATTCTCATAGCCCCGCGCGCCCCATTGTCCCCTTGACTGGAACCAAGGAACGCCCTGCCATTCGCAGCCTGCAAAGCGGGGTTCGCTTTTTCCGGCTTGATTGTAGCACCATGACACAAAGCAGGCGCACCATTCCACGCGGCTGTTAAAGCCATACCAACTCCAATAGGGATAACCGCCCACGTTTCCGACTTGCTGTTTTGCAAGCTCCATAAACTCCGGGTTTCCGGGACGTGTGCCGTTTACAAACTCCACGCCGCTTAAATCCTCGGAGGGGCTGCCGTCGGGAGAGCCGCCGCCAAAAATCAACGGTTTGTTGCCCTGTGTCTGTAAGTACACTTTGAACATTTCAAACTGCTGTGGGTTCAGCAGTTCTTCCGCAAGGGAAGCAATCGGCTTGTTTGTCAGCTTCACGTTCAAGATACGGTATTCGTATTCTTCCTCGTTGCCCTCCTCGTCGGTGGTGGTGCGTATCTCGATTTCTTCCGTCAGCGTCAAGGTGTACTGTAAGCCGAACAGCCGTTTTAGCTCTGCCTGTGCGCTCTGTGGGGTGTAGCTCTGTAAAAGGGCGGTCAGATAAGACGCAAGTTCGTGTGGGTTATGCCCGATAGTGTCAAGGTCATAGCGGTATTCATCATAGCCGCTGTGGGTGGTTTCGATATTGTCAATCTCACTTTGCAGTTCGTTTTCCATTGCAGCATAGCTCTGTTCCGTTGCCACAAGGTCGCTGTCCTCGGACGTGTAGGAAGTCCCTAACACGCTGTTCATGCTGCCGGAAAACATTGCCCCACAAGAGGAAAGCCCTACTGATACCATGATGAACAGAAGCAGCGCGGCGATAGCGATTATCACGCCCGCCGGGTGTCGCCCTACAAAGGCAGCCGCTTTCTTTGCTGCTGTCTGTGACGCTCCGGCGGTTGCTTTGGCGGTGGCTGCACCGCCTTTCTTTACAGTTTTTGCATACTGGCGTTTGATTTTTTGTTTCTGCATAAACCGGGAAAAGGGATTGCTTGTAAGCTGAGGATTTTCCTGCAAGACTTTGTGATACTGGAAGTTCACATTTGCCTTGAACGCTGCCTTTTCTGCCTTTGCTGCTTCCCGGTAGGGTTTCAGCTTATGGCTGCGGTAGCCCTGTTTGAATTTCCTTGTCCCGTACCTTGCGCCGCGCTCGGCAAGTTCCTCCGATTTGTGCGCGCCCTCCGCGCCGGAATTGTCTTTCTCGACGCTGTGGATTTTGTTGTGAACAAAAATACCCGCTTCCTGCGCGGGGCGGGATAACGGGTTGCTGTGGGCTTTGCCGCCGGGTATCGGCTTTTCCTGTTCCTCAAAGTGCAGGCGGGTCTTTGCCTTTCCTGCGGCTTCGTCAAAGGTGCGCTCCTTAACCAGTTTCTTTTGCTTTGGGATAGCTGCCTTTGCTGCGTCCAGTCGGTCAGCGGCTTTTTCCGATTTTTTGATGTAAGTTTCCAGTTCCGGCGTTGCCCGTTCTTCCTCGGTAAACTGTAAGCGGGAAGTGGAAGTACGCAAAGCAGTAGCTTCCTGCTCTTTTTTGACTTCCTTTTTGTTTGCTTTTCGGGTATGTGCTGCGTCAAGATGTTCTATGACGCGTTCCGCTGCGGCACTGTCCGGCTGTGAAAAGTCGCTGTCTGCTTCCCGGCTGCTGATACGCTCGGCGGTCTGCTGTGTTTCGTTTACCTCGATAAGCCCGTCGCGGGTCATTTTCTGTGTGATTTTATCGCGTGGTTTTAATTGCTTGATAGTCCTGCACCTCCAATCCGCGCCCTCGCAAGGGCGCAATATTCTGCATTTAATTCAATCCCGATATAATGGCGGTCAAGGCTTTTTGCTGCAAATCCTGTGGTTCCGCTTCCGAAAAACGGGTCTATGACAATCCCACCTTTGGGACAGCCCGCCAAGATACAGGTTTCCGCTAATTTCGGGGGAAAAGCTGCAAAATGCGCCCCTTTATATGGGACAGTGTTAATCAGCCACACGTCCCGCTTGTTCCGCGTGGTCGGCATGAGCGCGTCGTCATAGTAGCCACCGTCCCGCGGTCGGTTTAGTCCCTGCACCTTTCCTTGTCCGGGTATTTCCTGTGTGTATTTGCTGTTGGTGCTGCGCGCTCTGCGATACCGTTCTGCGGTAGTAGGTGCTAAGGGTTCTGCAATGGCGGCAGCGTCATAGTAATATTTCTTTTCCTTTGAAAGCAGGAAGATATGTTCATAGCAGCGGGTCGGGCGGTCTTTGCAGCTTTCCGGCATAGGATTTTGTTTTTGCCATATAATATCGCTCCGTAGATACCACCCCTGTTCCCGTAGGGAAAACGCCAAGAGCCAGGGAATACCGATTAAGTCCTTTTGTTTGCAGCCGGTAACGCGGCTGTTCCTTGCAATCCGCTGTCCGGTGCGTCCCTTTGGGTTTTTTGGGTCAGCATAGCCGCCTTTATTTCCTGTGCCGCAATAGGTGTCTGCGATATTCAGCCATAACGTACCGTCCTTTCTAAGCACCCGGTAAAGCTCGCGAAAAACAGAGGTCAGCCTGTCAATATACTGTTCCGGCGTATCCTCCTGTCCGATTTGTGCGTCAAGCCCATAGTCCCGCAGCGCAAAGTACGGCGGGCTTGTAACGCAGCAATGGACGCTTTCACTGGGTAATTCCTGCAAAGCACAAAGCGCGTCCCGGTTGATAATCACGTCTGTTTTCATAGGCTGCTCACTTCCTCCGGCTTCGTCGTCATAATGCGGTAAAGCTCGGTATCTTTCGGGAAATGGTCTACAAAGGGCAGCACCACATTTCCATAAAAGATAAGTCCCTCGCCTGCTTCGGTATGGGTTACATACTTCATCTGTTGCGGGGAGATATTAAGCTGCTTTGCAAGGATAGCCCGGTCGCCCTGCGCCTGATTGAGCATGAGGACAAAATCAGAGTTTTCAAAGATATTTTCCACCTCGCGTGAAGCAAGCAAGTCCTTAATATTCTGTGTGATAGCTGTCGGTATGCCGCCCCATTTACGGAAACGCTTCCAAATCTCCACACTGTAAGCTGCGGTCTGTTCCTCTTTTAAGAGCAAGTGAAATTCGTCCATATAGTAGCGGGTGGACTTTTTCTCTGCCCGGTTAATGGTAACGCGGTTCCATATCTGGTCTTGCACAATGAGCATACCTAACTTTTTGAGCTGCTTTCCAAGCTGCTTTATATCAAAGCAGACAAGGCGGTTAGAAAGCTCCACGTTGGTTCTGTGGTTGAATACGTTAAGGCTGCCGGAAACATACAGCTCCAATGCTGCGGCAATGCGGGCAGCTTCCGGCTCCGGCTGCTTTAACAGCTCGTCGTAAAGGTCGCCCAAGATAGGCATTTTCTCCGGGTCGGGGTCAGCAAGGTAGTCCCTATACACATTTCTTACAGCGCGGTCAATGACGGTCTTATCAACAGGCTGTAAGCCCTCCTTGCCGCCAATGACAAGCTCGCAGAGAGAAAGGATAAAATCGCTTTTCAGTGCAAGGGGGCTGTCGTCCTCGGAATAGTTGAGGTTCATATCCATAGGGTTCACATACTGGGGCGTACCGTCCATACCTTTGCCTGTCGGGGATAACCGTATCACTTGCCCGCCAAGCCGTTTTACAAGGGCAAAATACTCCGCTTCCGGGTCGCAGATAAAAATATCGTCGTCGGTAATGAGAAAAGCATTTGTGATTTCCCGCTTTGCCGCAAAGGATTTTCCGCTGCCCGGTGTTCCCAAGATAAGCCCGTTTGGATTTTTAAGCTGCTTGCGGTCGCAGAGTATCATGTTGTTTGACAGGGCATTTAAGCCATAATACAGGGCAGCCCCAGTCTGAAATAGTTCCTGTGTGATGAACGGGATAAAAATAGCGGTGCTGCTCGTCGTCAACCCTCTCTGAATAGGGATAAGGTTCTCCCCCAAAGGGATAGAGGACATCAGCCCCGCTTCCTGCTGATAGTCAAGACGGGTCAAGGCGCAGTTGTATTTCTGTGCAATGCCCGCCGCCGCGAAAATGTCATTTTCCAGTTTCCGCTTCGTGTCTGCCATGTTTACCACAAGGAACGTCAGCAGAAACATTCGCTCGTTGCGGCTCTGTAAATCCTGCAACAAATTCTTTGCTTCATTCCCAAAAGTGGCAAGGTCGGACGGGAGTATGTCAATATCGTAACCGCTTCTAACTGCTTTTTTCTGTTCCTCAATCTTCATCTTGTCAAGGTCAGTGATTTTGCGCTTAATGGTCTTGATTGCTTCCGACTGGTCGATACTTTTAATATGGAGATTGACAATAACCCCTGTTTCCAAGTCCAACATATCCGCTAAAATACGGTCGTTTAACTCCGGGGCAAGGATTTCAAGGAACGATACCGCCCCCGTTTTTTTCCCCATAGCAAAGTAGCGTCCCTCCCCGAACTTGAAAGAGGACGGGGCGATAAAGTCCTTTGTGGTAAGCCCTGTCGGGGTCAGCCAGTCATAGGAGAATGAGAACGGCTCGCCTGCCGGGTGGAATACCCCATGCAGCACCTTTAAGCGTTCATAGCCGGATAAGGGGTGCGCCGATACGCCAAGCACCTTGAAATTGTTGAGTACGTCCGTTTCGATACGGGAAAGCCGCGCCCTTGCCGCCGCCGGATTGTCCGCTTCAATGGAAAACGTGATGTACTTGTGCTTTACAAGCCCGTTGTTCCCTTTGGCAAGCTGCATTTTCAGCATATCGGAATATTCGGTGCGGATAGAGTTAAAATCATCATTTTGCGGCGGGATATGGATTGCCCGCGCTGCCTGTTCCTGCTGTGAACCTTGATTGATAAACGAAAGCTGCACATTTACGCTTGCGTCAAAGTAATTGAGAAAATCGCACCAGTTTTCAAAAATGGCGGTCTTGTCGTCTGCCTGTGCAAGCTGATAGTTAATGTCCTCAAAGGCAATGCTCTTTGAATATTTCCGCTGTGCCACTTTGCAGATACCGTCCGGGTACATGGCAAGGTAGGGAATGGTCTGCTGTGCGGTGTGGGCTTTGCCGTCCCCCTTTGCCTGCCGGATAACCGCCGCTATCTGTTTCTTTTCCGCGCGGGTCAGCTTACGCCTGTTTCCTGCGGCTTCCCGCGTCTTTTTTGTCTGTCCTTTTGACAATCGCTGATACCTCCTTTTCTAATGCCCGCTGTTTCTCCAAGAGTGCATATAGGTTTTCTGTCTGATATGGTCGCACTTTGGGGCGGGTAAATTTTGTCTGAATGATGTTCTTTATTACCACTTCAAGGGGCTGCCCATGCTTTTCATACATGGCAACCAAGAAGCAGGGAAGCATGACGACAATCATTACCATTGCCGCAAGGCTCGTCCCTGCGCTGTCTTTGAGCAAAAAGAAAAGCGGCAGTCCTATAAGAAGTGCCACTGAAAAACAAAGGATTTGCCGCTTTGTTAGATTGAAAGCGACTTTTGTTTTGACTTTGGATAGGTCTTTGGGTACAGGTACATACGCCAAGAAAAAACCTCCTTTCTGCCCTTAGTGGGCGTTGAATATGGATTTTGCCAGTGCGCCGGATTTGAACAGGGAGAAACAGAGGATAACGGTATAGGCTGCAAGGGAAAAAATCGCGCTGTGCAGATTGTCCGCTAAGACCATTTCGCCTACTAAAACCGCATAAATGCCGACGCATATCATAATGAGGAAGCCTTGAAAGCCCAGTGCAAACAGCCCCTTTAGGTAGTTGTTCCCAATCTGTCCCCATTCCCGGTTTGTCATGGTAGCAAAAGGGATAGGGGAAACAGAACAGTAGGCGTATATCTCAATCATTCTGCCGTAGAGGATAACGGTTATCAGTACGGACATGATTTTCATACAAAGGCTTACAAGGCTCGTTTCCATGACAAGTAACAGTAGTTCGGGGATTTCCATATCTTTTAGTCCCTCCTGCATGGCGGCAAGGGCTTCGGTTACGTCGATATTCGTATCGCCGCCGATTACCCCCGCCGCGCCGGATACAATATGCTGCGCCATATCAAACACCGCCATAGTAATATCAAAGGTATGTGTTACCAAGAAAACGGCAACAAAGGCTTTGAAAAACCACTTGAAAAACATAAATGTTTCTATGTCGTGCATATTGTTTTTTTCCGTTACCATGCTGATAAGCTCATAACAGAGGACATAGGTAATGACAAGCCCCGCAATGGGTACAATCACATTTTCCGACAGGTTTTGTATCATGCTGAAAATGTTTGCGTTCCACCCCTGCGGGGTCTTGCCTACCTCCGCTGCAATGGTGCCTACTTTTTCGTTTACGTCCCCGAACATAGTGGAAAGGTTGCCGTTAATGGCTCCGATAAGGATTTCTTTTATCCATTCGTTAATCGCTTCCAGTATGCTCTCCATAGGCTACCCTCCGTAATCTTATCCGAACAGACCGGAAAGAAGCGGTACAAGGATAGTGCCGATAAGGGCAACGCCGCCGCCCGCCATGAGCTGTTTTATCCCCAATTAGGTGTAAAATTCTGCTCGATGGC